TACTGATAATCAGCCACTTAACCAAATTTTATTAGTTATATTACGTTAATTAACTCTCTCATTTTCAATCGATTACATAAGAATTAACAGAGTATTGTTTTAGGGTTCTCTTTCTTTTTTCCATATTTATATGATATTTTGTGTTTCAATTATTTATCTTTTGATGAAAATAAAGTAAAAGAAGTAACCTGTCTCATCGTCAAAATATTGCTATTTGATGAATCTTTTCAACTTTGGTTTCAAGTCCTCATGCTTGGAATAGTCGAACATCAAACATTTATTAGCTTTCTTGAAAGATATAACTGCATGGTATTCGCCTGCAGCAAAGCAATCAATTTGATAAGGATGATATGTCAAGACAATGCCTTCTGGCAGTACGGCAAAGTGAGTCAAAGGAAAATCCTTCTCGGTAAATGCCTTTTCGTTGTAACCATTCCATCCCGCCCAATCATCGCAAGAATAATTATGTACAAGAAATGACCGCATTACATCGTCCATACCGCTTGTATCAATCATTGGACAATGGAAAGAGAAAATGCTATGCGTGAAATCCTCCCATGAATTTTCACGTTCATAACAGAAATCGTATTCTGTCTTCAAGCTCTCCAATGCTAAATGCCGAAACTGTTGTACCATCGCAGGTTTTACAGAATTGTTGACATCAAGCAATCCGCCTCTTCGCTTGTCATATGTGATGTAATACTCACGAGGCAAATCATGAAGTCCTCCATTGTAAAGGCTTGCCCAATAATAGTATGTGGTATAGTCATCACAGTCTGCCACTTTCCTCACTCTTATATTGCAAGTCATTCTAAGCTCCAACGTATCTTCTATTTGATACTCTGCCCGACAAAGTTTCTCCCACAGCACACCATATTCATCCAAAGAAAGCTGTAAATCCTTTAACGATGCACACTTTCCAACAGAAATGCCCCGATTGTTTTCCAACTGATAAAACGCATCGTCTCTAATAGCAGCCATCATCCATTCCCGAATAGCCTTGTCAGACTCAGCATCACCTTTCGGTATATCCAGATCCACACTAAATCCAGCTTCTATTCGTTCGAACTTGCTCCTTGGCTTGATATAATAGTTCTTTGCCAATCTTTCTGTTGTCGTATCGGGGACATCACTCTTTTTCTTTGCGTTGTATAAGTCGTCTAATGAAATATCTTTTGTTTGTGCCCCTGCCACCAAAGTTACCATACCTTCTTTCTTAGGTTTGCGACAAAACACATCATCTTGGAGTCCAACACATTTCCCATCAGAGAAACATAGCGTATCAGAACTGGCGAAAAGAAACAAGTCATTCCATTCACCAAGATAACACAGCCCAGAAGCATTGCAAGGAGGTGCGAACAACACCTTTTTGTTCTTAATGTCATAAACATCCTTCTCGTCTATACAAACATATTCAGTCGTATTATCAATTGATGTAATATCTGATGCTCCGATTTGCGGATAATAGAAACCGTTGCGTTCATATTTCAAAAGATAATATGGCGTCTTGTCATCAGAGTGCTCATAGTTCCAAACAACAAACAGACTGTCACCGATACGTTCGTGTATAGTGAACGTATCACCTTCCAAAACAATAGTATCTCCTTCTATAATCTCGCCTTTCAATCCGACTCCCATACGCAAGCCGGAACATGCCGTCACCGTAAAGGATATTATCACTACTATAAATGCTAAATGTAATCGTTTCATTTCGAAAAAATATTTTTATCAGACATCTACGATGTACTTGTTTACCAATGTTGTTTTCCCCAAAAACTGTCTTCTGCAAATTCCACTCATACCATACTTTCAAAATCTTTCATTATGAGTTTCAAATCAGCAGACAGATATTTCTCGAATGTATCCAACCAGGCTTTCTCTTCTTTCCGACAATCTACTCCTACCATAAATATGGAGCATGCAATAGCTGCTATGGTGTCAGAATCACCTCCTATTGAAATTGCATTCCTTACGCAATCTTCAATACTTTTGCTTTCCAGGTAAGCAATAATGGCTTCTGGTACACTTCCTTTACAGCTCACATCAAACTGATAAGTAGGACGAATCTCATCAAGAGTTCTACTTAGGTTATAGCCGAATTGACTTTCAATCCTACCCTTTGTTATCTCTTTCCGTGATTCTAATGATTTTGCTCTATTTCGTTTGTTGAGGAATACAGCCAATGCCACAGCCTCCGCTCCTTTTATCCCTTCTGGATGATTGTGAGTCACATTTGCTGTAATACGAGCAAGCCGAAGAGCCTCAGCTTCAGATTCCGCAAACAAGCCAACGGGACTTACACGCATGGCACTACCATTTCCCCAACTGCCATAAGGCTTGGGATTCTTTGACAGAATCCATCGAATAAAACGACTACCATATCCAGCCATAATATGTGCTCGCCCTAGTTCTTGCATACACCGAACCAATCCTACTTCGCTATGAGCGGCATCTTCCATCAACCATTTTGCAACAGCCAAAGTCATTACCGTATCATCGGTATATTTAGTACCTGTAGTAACAAGTGGGAAATCCTTAGTCTTTACATTATGCCACTCATAAGAACTACCTATAATATCACCTAAAACTGCACCTAACATAATTTTTTATTTCTATTACCATCATAAAAAAACATCTTCTTATTTTATGTATCGGAAATGGGAACTATTCACACATCCATCTCATAATCTTTCAAAACTGTTGCTACATCTTTTATAGGTTGGAACGGTACAATGATTTCCAAATTTCTATTGATGATGCAATAAGCATTTTCCTCATTATTATGTTCCATTCCGAATCCATCCTCATCAGCAAAATAGCGTCCATCAGGATATACCGTCCAACAAATAGCACATACTCCGTTCTTGAAATCACGAAATATTCCGAAATAGTATTCTACGTATTTACCACCTTCGAAATCCGGACAACCCTTTTCTATTGCTTCAAAGTCAATCTCACAGTCATTCACAAGAAGCCGACCATCTTCACTTACGATTCTTCGCAACATGCCTGTCTCTTTATTAAGAATGGTGAAACTCTTGCCATTCTCTTTGAGTATAGCCATATTCTCACCAATATCAAAGGCATCCTTAATACTAATCGTAATAATCTTTGTCTTTATTCTTGCAGCAACATTTTTCAAATATTGCCACAGATTTTCCAATTTCACAAACATACTCATACTCTATTTTTGATCATTCTTCAATTTTGCGGTTGTATTAGCAACCATTCTATCAGTTGGTTCACCTCTTTGCTCAACATTCCAATAGTTACTGGAAGTTTATGTGGACGAACAACAACCATACCGATGGTATATTTCGGATTATCAGCAGGGAAGCAACCTACGAATGTAAATTCGTCCGAACTTCTTTTATTGTCATCACATTGTAGAATGTTGTATATACCTGCCAGTTTAATACCTCTTGGAGCAAGCCGATGTTGTATGCCTGTCTTCTCAAAAATGCCAGTAGCTATTTTCTTGACATATTCCAAAGATGATTTTTGATGATACATTTGGTTAAAGGAGATTGCCAACTCTATAGCATTACTCTTTTGGATGGTATCATACGCTTGTTCCCATAAATCCGCTCCATTTGGCATGGTCATGAAAGCCTTGTACATTCCGATTCGTGACTTCATCAGTAACGCCTTTTCAAATGTAACTTTTCCATAGCCACCTCTTCGCCAATTATGGTCACGTATTTTTAGACTATCATTAACTTCCAATATTCCGCATTCGGTATCGACCATTTTCCCTAAAGACGTATTTGACTTCTCTAAACATTTTGCAGCTATAAAGGGTACAAAAATATCTGTGGAACAAACCTGTTTCTTGAATGGTACATATACCATGTCACCACACCATCCACAATCGCCATCTAACTGTTTCTCCAATGATGCCCATGCTAATACTTCTGATGTTGTGGCATCAATAACGGCTATTTGCCCATATATACCATCTGTTTCTAACATCATATTTCTATCTAATAGGTTGTAGCATGAGTCTATAAGTTCTTTGTCTGCTAATGGACAAATTTCAACACTATCGCTGAAATAGGAAACTTCTTTTCTCTGAGCATAGACACCTACGCAATAGAATATTAGCATAAATACCAATAATGTTCTAAATGCTTGTGTTATTGTTTTCATTCCGTTTCTACACCTTTAGGTTGTACAATCAGTTCCAATCGCTTGATATCGTCTTCTGTCAGCTGGATGTTTCCTCCATTTCTGTAATAGTCGAGCACTCTTTCAGCACCATGGCGTCCCAATACAGCATGTTCTTCTGCTTTCATATAATATTCCACAGCAAGTTGCTTGTTTGATTTGCCATTCTCATCAGGCTCATAATAGAGGTCGCCAAGAATCAGATTGGCGAGAGGTACACGATGAGCAATTATGGCAAGTTTTGTTGCATCTGCTCTCAGTCTGCCTTTCCAGTCAGGTATGGTAATCAGCAGTTCTGCCAAGGAACAACCTTGATATGCAGCCTCTTTAATCATATTTATCCCCGATATTGTGTCGCCTTGGTCAACAGTAATCATTCCGAGGAGAGTCTTTGCTTCAGGACTGTCGCTCGCACGTAGTACATGCTCTATGCTGTCTGAATCCTCTTGAATATACGACTTATAGCCATCCATTAGGAGAAATAATGTTTTGTAATCATTACCATCTGGCAAGCCGTAGATATAGTCATCTATGCGATTGATTGCTCCACGCCCCTCTGCCATGTGAGCCATAGTAATCATACCAAAGAAATCCTTCTTCACACCAATACCATCTCGATAACAATCTGCCAGTTTCAGATATGCCGAACCATCGCCCCAGCGAGCTTGATAGAGCAATGACATGATTGAGTCTTTCGGACTGACAGTCATGCTTTTCTGTTCTGTCAACTTTGTTGAAGATGCCATTTCTTCCATTATCTGTTGTTCTGAACAACTTGCAAAGAACAACATCATTATCATATATACGAACCAATTTTTCATCTTAAATTTCTTATTTTTTATTCTTACTCAACATAGCATTGGCCTTTTTGGTATAGTCAGCAGCTCTATCTCTTGCTTTGACTGCTTTATGAGAATATACCAAAGCTTTGTCTGCCATATTTCTCGCTCTGTCTTGATATATCTTCGCCCTGTCATATTTCTTCTGTCTTACATAATACTCAGCATCTCTCAAATTATTTTGTGTCTGTATGTTATAGTAATCCGCCTCTCGTTGGTAGCTTTCCGCTTGCCGCAGATAATATGCAGCTTCACGCTGATACGATTGGGCTTGGCGAACGTAAAAACTTGAAGTCTGAGCATTAATTGCCAGATTAAACATGGAAAATAACAATATAACCACTAAATGCTTCATATTTTAGATGTATCAATATTCTTTCTTATGATAGAGTTTGGAGGTAGAGCATCCATGTGCAGCACAATTAACACACTCTGTATGCCCAGGCTTGTGCTCATAAATTTGACAACCGCACCCACTGTTACATTTTCCATAAAAGAAAGACCGTCCTTTGAAGGAGACATCAGAGTTAGAACGTGTCTCTACATAATCAGCCACAATTTCTCCTGTTCCTCCGCATCTGTTACATGTATATCCTGCATAAACACCATATCCGCTACATAGTGTACATGGGAACGTCTTCTGACTTTCTTCCTCATATATGTTTTCATTTGCGTATGAACCACTCGCAGTTGAAGGTTTTGAGTCACAACTTACAATTGTAGAAGCGACTATAATGCAGAACAATACTACAAAGATACTTGCTAATGACTTCATATTTCAATACCCTAATCCGTGTCGGGCACAACTTCTAAGTTTGTTATTTGTCTGTTTATGAGATATAGAGTACCGAAGTAACCATTTGCTATCAGAAAATATTTATTTTGTGATTTTCTGCATAGAAAACCGGAAAACAAAAAGCAGAAGACCATGGAATACAAACTACATAGCCTTCTGCTCTTTTATACTTTCAGAATAATCCTGCTGATTGATTATCTTTTCAAAGTGAACTTCTTTACAACCTTACCTTTTCTGTCAATAGCACCATAAAGATTGATTTCTTCATCATCTGTCATACCAAATCCATCGTCATCACGATAGTACATACCATCAGGGTTAAGCTGCCATTCCACTTCTGCCACACCATTCTTATATTGATATACATGACCAGGGAAATGAAACGAATGCGCTTTCGCTCTATCAAAAGCATCTTGTGGAAGCCCTTTCAGACTATCCCAGTCAATATCTTCATCTGTCACAATTTGCAGCACCTCATCAATAGACATGAACTCGTATGCGCATCTTGCCTCTTTGTCCATCAAGTAACGTGGTTTCCAATACCGCCCAATCACCTGAGTCACTAATGCCATATCTTCCCCCAAATCATTTTGTACAAGTGGTAGACCTTGATATTGTGATAAACATAATTCCCTATATAGTTTTTCCTCTTCTGACATATCTATATCATTTGACTTTCCCTCTTCATACACCAAATCCCATGGATTATCATTACAGATTACTAGCCCCTCCATCTTTCTCATAGAAATTACGTAACTTTCTTCACATGGATTATCATTACAGATTACTAGCCCCTCCATCTTACCTTGTACAAAATCATTTTCATCTGTATCATCTTTATTCTTAGCCTTAGCAAGATATCGGAGTTTTCTTATCAAATCACGTTCTTCTTCATTCGCAATATCATAAGCAATTTGAATGTAACTGTCAAAAGATTTTTGAATCGCTTCGGTTGCTTGCTCCAATATTTCATCATTACCTTTCTTGGCAATAATGTTCATCGCACAGGCCATAAGCCGTCCAGCAAATCGTGAGTTACTTAGGTTGGGGGCATCACCTAAAACTTCGTTATATCCATCTTTCAGTTTGATTGACACATTATTTCCACCTGTAGATTTTGCGTGCATATTCATCTTTGCTTCTTCGTATGACTCATATCCGAATATAGCGGCAGCCAACGATTCGAAGTTTTTGTCATCGAGAATATCGACCGAACGAATCATTAAGTTTCGAATCTCATCTGATGTGTTGTCTGACAACTCTTCAAATTCTTTCACTGTGGCCACAATAATTTTATAACCGTCTTCTTTTTCTGACAAATAAACCTGTGCCTCAGGCAAAACACCAGCAGCTTCTTTACCAATTCTTTTAACCTCGTAGTTAGCAGCAAATGCTACATTAGCATCTACAGGTATAGGGAAAGGAACATACACAAGCAGGCTGTTACCTTCCATACGGGTTAATGCAACATTGAACACACAATGTTTGCCTTCTACTACAGTAGCAAACTTATTTCCCTCTTGATTGGGTACTATACCTGCCGAAGAAAACATCTTTACGATACATTCTTCAAGAGTAAGTTTCTTTTGGGTTCCTTTACCTTTATTTTTGAAAAAATCGAATAATCCCATAATAATTACTTTTTTGTTTGTATCTGTTTATGGAAAATAGAGTCAAGAAGTAACCTTTTGTTGACTACAATTAGGCTTGCGGCATCCCCGATTCTTTATTGGAATCCAATTCTTCTTCTCTTTCCTTCTATTTGCTTTAGTTCAAATTTCTCCTTTATACGCAAATGCTCTTCTATCACCGCCTTGCTGACGCTTGGTGGTGTTGTCCGAACAGCTTCTATAAGAAGTTGGGTAGAGATGTTACAATGGTTACGAAATGCTAGTCTCGCGGCAACATCCACTAGCAACTTGACATCTGCTGCCACTCTTCCTTGTAAGTGTTTGGCGACTTCTTTGATATTTATACTGTCCGTTTTTCGCTTCCTCAATTGTATTTCCAATAACTTTTCTATGGTTTTCATATCAGGTACTCCAATATAATATTTTCGTTCCAATCGTCCAGCTCTCAATGCAGCCTCATCAATCTCCTCAGGCATATTTGTTGCAGCAATCACAAATACGCCAGCATCACCACAGTTGTTGATTTGGCACAAGAACTCATTGATCTCACCCGACTCACTTGCATTCTGCTGTTTTGCTCTCGTTCTCAGCAAGGCATCCACTTCATCAAGAAAAAGCAGTGTCGGTGACTTTTCTCTTGCTTCTTCAAATAGCCGGGCTATTTTCTCCTGCCCACCATGAATGTAAGGTGAAGCAACATCTGAGCATTTCACATACATGAAATGGCACTGCATTTCTTCGGCACACTTCTCGGCAAAGAAAGTCTTCCCACATCCAGGAGGTCCATACAGCAATATGCCGTTGGGAATGGTGATTCCAAGTTCCTTAGCTCGTTCGGAGTCGTTCAACACATCGATAATGTCATAACGGATTTTCTCTTTCAAGTCATCCATTCCTGCGATATCAGCGAATCCATTGCCATTACGAATGTTCCGCTTGATTTTATTGCCATCTACAGAAGAAGGCAATAGCTTTGACAAGGCGGTCCTTAATTCATCAAGTGACTGATAGCGGCTTTCTGGTTTATATTCGACAGCTTTACCAATGACGGCTATCATTTCATTGGATGGATTGACTCCTGTCAAAGATGGAACCAACAATGGCTTACGCTTCATTTTCAACAACACTAATGTTTTCATCGTCTCATCAAGCATATCTACATTTATTGCCCAAGGTTCTATACCAAACAGCATTTCATACATCATTGCTCCGATGGCATACACCTCACTAGCCTCGGTAAACTTGCCATGAAAATATTCAGGAGCTTGGCAGACATTCTCATTGGTACATTGTGGAGGATCAGGTTCCGACAATTTCTCTCCAATGGAATTATCAATCATGACAATATTATTGGATTCTATTTTGGAAGTACACGCAAAATTGCTTGCCACGATGTTTATATACCCCAACTTTCCATTCTCCTTGTGAAGGCCATCAAGCAACGATATGATGGCCAAAGCTGACAATAAGGTCTCTTTTTCAGAAAAGAGCTTTCTTGCACGTATTCTGTCTTTTATGGTGCATAGACTCTCCTTGTTATCGTAGTTACTTATATTCATACATCTCTTTGTTTGTTAATGGTACAACAATTGACAGGAGTCTTCGTTCTCATTGGAAATACTTTCAGCTTTGTCTTCTTGCGACTTATACAACATCCACAGTATTTTTGTCTCTTCCTCCTGCTCTTCTATTGGTGCTTTTTCTTTCAGCAATTTCCCAAGGATTTCCAGATGACTGCGTGCGGCATCTTGACTATGCCACTTTTCCTTATCTTCTATTTCACGCATAAACTTGTAATAGCATGCCCTCATATGGTCTGCCTTTGCCATGTTGTAGTCTATGCTTGATATTTCATCGACAAGTTCTTGCATTTTGCCCAAATCACGATGGAAGACCGCTCTGTTGACGGCTCTCTCCAATTCCTTAATATGAGATTCTGTTTCCAAATTTCCATAATGTAGCTGATGGCGTTATGGGGCACAGAACGAAGCGTAAATGAGTCGGTCGGCTGAAAAATGGGTGAGAGGTTTGTGTTTCAACGAGTTAGGTGTGTGTGGCTGAAATGACGGCGTAAAACGAAGCGTTTACATAGGCTTACATTTGGTTTACTTTTGGGGCTTGTTGAGGCTCCTGTGGTTTACATGGGGCTTACGGGTGGTTTATATTGCGTTTCTGTTGGTGCTTGGTGTTGTGTTGGGGTGGGGTAGAATGGTGGCTGAGGCCACTTTTTTTATGGTGTTTCTGAATTTTTATATTGCTAAATTATTCCATATAATGATTATTTGGTATATTTGCAGAAATAAAACAATAGAATATGGCAAAGGTAATACATGTGCATCTGCTGCACAAATAGATGGAACGAGGCGGAAAGACTGGTACTTTAGCAGCATTTCTGCGGTTTATACGGTTTTGACGGCTGAACAGATCGGCGCAACGAAGAATTATTTGCTTCATGCAGGGCTGTCTGGCAATGGTACATTATGCACGAAACGCGCTATAATCAAGCAGTCTACGCTTATTTCATGCTCACGTGGGGCAGATGATTAGACTGATGTTTTTATGGCGTTAGAACGCAAATAAAAGGCCGTTTGTACGGTCGTGGGAATGGAGGTCGTTTGGCCTCCTTTTTTTGTGCCTAAAGTGGCGAAAATGTGGAGTGGGGTTACAGCTGGGGTTACAAAGTGGGGTTACATTTCGGGAAAAGTGGGGTTACACATTCGGGGTTTTCGGGGGTAGGATAGAGGGGGAGGGAAAAGGATGGTTTTAAGGGATAGGGTGGGGGAAACTACCCATTTGTGATATTGGTAAAATTGGCGCGAATCGGGCTAAAACCTTGTATTTATGAGGCTTCTTACATGAAATGAGCCTTGGAAGAGGGGGTACACCCCTCCAAACGGGGTTCTAATGGTGTCGGAGGGGTGTACGTTTCGTGTTAGAAGAACTTTGAAATGCTTCCAATAACCTCAAATACGTTCATGATACGTTCTACTGGGTATTCTTGTTCGTCATAGTCTGTCGTATTGATAGGGACGAAACGCAGCTTCTTTGGATCTGACGACCGTCGGAGTATCTTGATGGTGCGTAATGTATCAAGTACGACAGCGTAGATTTCCCCAAATTGAATGTCCTCCAGGGTGCATTTATGGAGGGCAATAATGTCACCATGGTTAATTTTGGGTTCCATAGAGTGTCCTGTGACATTACACCAGAAGTCTGCCTTCTCAAATCCTTGTATTACGATGTTGTTGGTCGGAATAGTTACTTGAGAATTGACAATCTCATTGAACCCACCTAAGAAGTCCACATCATAATAAGGCTTGCCTATGGCTGGGTTATATGAAACTTTAGGCAATTTTTCTTCCGAATCTGATTTTTCTTGTTTTTTTTCTTGCATAGTTGAGAGCATCTCTCCTCTGCCGGTAATTAACCATTCGACACTAATATCCGGGGCGTAAGCGAGAAATCTTGCAATGTTATCTTCGCTTATACCATTATTTTGCTGTAATATACCGCGGGTAACACCCGATTCCTTATAAAATTCATAGGGGGAAACCCCTTTTTGAGCCAGATAAAGCAAGATATTCTGCTTTATAGGCGATTTTTCTTGTCTTTTTTCTTGCATAGTCGAGAAATCCTGTTTATCTTTGCAGCGTGTTCAAGATTGAACGAGCGGCCAAAGATACGAAAAAAGGTCGAGAATAACGAATTTTTGCAATTAAAGAATATGAACGATACAGAAATAAAGGAGTGGCAGACGCAGAGCGTGAAGCACAAGGTGGCAATGGTTCTGATAATGGATGGTGTTAGTTTCAGCTACACAGAAGAGGACGGCATTGTATTTTCAGCACCTGAATGTTATGTGGCGAGATTGGTAAGACGGCTGATGTCCTGCTACGGATGTAGCGTTAGACCGAAGATAAACGAGGTAAAATGATTGCAGGATAACACGGAGGCCCTGGGGGCTGCACTGGATAGTCAGCAGGGCCGGCCTCGGATGACAGCGGGAAAGACCGTAGGGGTGGCACGGTTGCAGTGGCCGGAAAGTTGGAATAAGCGAAAGCGAAGAGCGTAGGACAGCCACGGGGTTCGACTCCCCACACTCCACAATGTATAACAAATTAAAATAAGTGAGAACATGAAAAGGTATATTCACATTCAGAAGGCAGACCGCGAGTTCATATTGAACTTGTTCAAGGTTACAGGTCGCACTGTTGACAATGCGTTGCGATTTGACGCAGAGCGTGGCAACACAGACCTCGCACGCAAAATTCGCAAGGTGGCAATGGAACATGGCGGTATCGTCATGGTGGTAAGTCCCGAAGCCGAGACACTATTTGATGCAGATGGCTATATGCGTCAGTATCTTCCCAACGGTGTGTTGTTGGAATTTGAGAAGGAGGCAGGCAACGGAGGTTGCAATGTGTACCTCAAAGGCGATATGGTTCGTAGGTATGACAACGTGCAGGTGCGTGACATCCCTGCCATTCAGAACTGGGCTGCAACATTGAGATAAGGAGGAATAAGTATGGAGTACCACGATAACAGACTTTGCATCTCGATGCGGGAACTTGTGGATGGCGGTGTGATGACCGTGTCCAACTACAAGCAGCTGTCCGCACGCGGTCGCATAGATGTTGTGCGTCGTGGTGGAGGCTCTTCGAATAACTATGCGCTCATCGCGGTCAGCAGTCTGCCCGATGCTTATCAGGACAAACTCAAGGAGATTTATCCTGATCCGTCGCTTGAGGTGCTGCTTGCCTGGCTTGATGCCAACTACGAGGTGGACCAGGCAGCTGTCGCGTATTTCAACGACTGGCGCAACCAGTGCGGACACGACCACGCTACCGATGCTCATGTGAAGGAGTATGTGACCAACGCCAGCGTACTGAATGCTTGTATCAAGCTCTACAACAACGCCAAGGCGATACAGAAGACGATGGGCCAGAAGTATGACTGGAGCATGATGTCGCAAGCTGTGGAGGGCTACCGTATGAAGACCGGGCACACATTGCCTGCAAGTATGTTGCGCTTCCGCAAGAAGGTGAACGAGTATCAGCGTGACGGATACCAGTGTCTCATCAGCCGAAAGTTCGGTAATCAGACAAGTCGTAAGGTGGATTACCGTACCGAGCGTTTGATTCTGTCGATAGCCGTGTTACCCAACAAGCCGTTCAATACCAATGTTTGGGAATTGTACAACTCGTTTGTGTGCGGTGAGCTGGACGTGTATGACCCAGAGACCGGTGAGCTTTTCGACGCAAGCGAGTGGACCGACAAGAACGGTGACCCGAAGTCGCTGAGCGAAAGCACCATCACCAACTATCTTAACAAGCCCAAGAACCGACTGTTTATTGAACACTCGCTTGACTCTTACACCACATTCATGCACGAGCAGATGCCACACGTTCACCGTCATGCGCCTGAGTTCTCGTTCTCAAAGATTTCATTCGATGACCGCGATCTCCCACGCAAACTGAAGGATACCAAGGCAAGGCCGAAGGCATACTACGCCTACGATGTCACAAGCCAGTGCGTGGTGGGCTACGCCTACAACCGCAACAAGAACGTGGACTTGGTTGCCGACTGCTTCCGCTCGATGTTCCGACTGATAGAAAGCAAGGGCTGGGGTTGCCCGGCACAGGTTGAGGTGGAGAACCACTTGATGAGTCAGTGGAAAGAGAGTTTCCTGAAGGCAGGAGTATTGTTCCCATTTGTGCGCTTCTGCGCCCCGATGAACTCCCAAGAGAAATACGCTGAGCCGATGAACGGTGCCAAGAAACGCAGGGTGGAGCATCGGAACCATCTCGGCATCGGACGCTTCTATGCCAAAGACAGACACTACCGCACGGAGGCCAAGAAGGTGTTTGATGAGAAGAATGACACCTATGAGGACAAACAGTACTACACATGGGAAGAACTGATTGCTGATGACATCCGTGACATCAAGGAGTTCAACAATACCCTCCACCCGAACCAGAAGAAATACCCCGGCATGACACGCTGGCAAGTGCTTGAAGCCAATATGAACCCAACGCTTCAGCCAATGGACAAATCGGTGTGGGCACGCTTTATCGGCGAGCACACAGAGACCTCCATACGCAGGAACAGCTACTGCAGAGTGGCGTATAAGGACTGGTGGTTGAGCAAGACTGAGGTGATGGAACGTCTCGATCCGAACAACTACAAGGTAGATGCCTACTATTTGACCGATGAGGACGGCAACGCAACCGATGTTTATATCTTCCAGAACGACCGACTTATCGACAAGCTCGAGGACGTGGGCACGTTCAACACTGCCGATGCGGAGCAGACTGACGAGGACAAAGAGATATTCGTGAACCAGCAGAAGAAGATAGCAGCCTTCAACGCATACGTGAAGAAGAACGCCATAGCAAGTGTGGGCATATCCAAGGCTGAGCAGACCGCCCATGAAGAGGCTGCACCACCGCCACCGATGGAACTTCCACCGATGGAAAGTGAGCAGGAAATGGAAGTGACCTACCACATTTCTGACCCGTTGGCAGATTTATAGAATGATATTAGAATACAATTAAAATAACGTGAGACATGATAACGAATGAGAACAAGAAGCGGATATTGGAGGCTATAGCCACCAACCGCACGAACTATCCGAGCGATGCCAAGCACGCTGCTTCATTGGGCATCAGCACCTCGGTATATAGCGCCATCAAGAATGGTCAGACAGACAAGGCACTGAGCGAAGCCAACTGGATAACCATCGCCCGAAGACTGGGTGTGAACCTCAGAGGAGGCATTGAATGGAAGCCAGCACGCACCGCCACCTTCGAATATATCACCAAGCAGCTGGAGTTCAGCCAACAGAGCGGACTGAGTGCGATACTTTGTGATATACCCAACATCGGCAAGACATTCACGGCACGCTATTATGTGCAGTGCCACCGCAATGCCATCTATGTGGATTGCTCCCAAGTGAAGACCAAACTGAAGCTGGTGCGCAAGATAGCCACTGAGTTTGGTGTGGGCAGCAATGGAAGATACAGCGACGTGTACGAGGATTTGGTCTATTACTTGCGCTCAATCGACACCCCACTCATCATTTTGGACGAGGCTGGCGACTTGCAGTATGAGGCATTCCTGGAACTCAAAGCCTTGTGGAACGCTACAGAAAGATGCTGCGCCTGGTATATGATGGGTGCGGACGGACTGAAAGCCAAAATAAACCGCTCCATTGAGTGCAAGAAAGTGGGCTATACCGAGATGCTCAGCCGATACGGTGACCGCTACTCGAAGGTAACGCCCGACGACTGCAAGGAGCGTGAGAAGTTCCTAAAAGACCAGGCGAGCGTGGTGGCAAAGGTGAACGCCCCAGAAGGTGCGGATATTGCTACCCTTGTGCGCAAGTCGGGTGGTGGACTGAGACGAGTTTACACGGAAATAGAAAAACTAAAAAGAGTGCAGGCATGATGACAAAGATGGAAATGCAATATATGGACGCGGTTATACAAATAAACCGCCGACAACGAAATAACGAGGTGGACTGGGAGCAACGTCGCTATGAATTGGCCAAGGCTGCATTGTTTGTGGCTCCAGTCCTTCACCATGATCGTGAAGAAATGACAGCCGAACTCATTGCCAAATATGCAGTCAAGATAGCGGACGCTGTTGTATCAGAACTTATCGAAACAGAGAAGTGATATGGCAAAGCGAGCATATAGCCCCAAGGATGTGGCGAATATCAAGTGCAAGGCACTACCATTTGAAGGACAATGGAAAGACGTGTTCGGTCAGCCTGAAGAGGGCGACACATGGTTCATCAGTGGCCCCAGTGCCAGTGGCAAGAGTTCCTTCGTTATGCAGTTTGCCAAGATGCTCTGCGGTATAGGTAGCGTGTTGTATGTGTCCTTGGAAGAGGGCGTTGGCCTGTCGATGCAACGACGGCTTGCCCAATTCAAGATGAGTGACGTTCAAGGCTCGTTCCGCATCATTACCGATGGTGACATCAAGGCATTGGAAGAACGTCTTGCAAAGCCCAAGAGCGCCAAGTTCATCATTGTGGACAGTTATCAGTACGCATACGAAGCAGGGTGGGAATATTCACTGACCAGGGCACTGATAGACCGCTTCAAGCGCAAGACCTTCATCTTCGTCAGCCAAGAGGATAAAGGCAAACCCATCGGCAAACCTGCCATCAGACTGAAATACGCAGCCGGTGTGAAGGTGAGAACGCAAGGCTTCAGAGCCTACTGCCAAGGACGCTATTCAGGCAACGTGAGTGAATATTACACCATCTGGGCGGAGAAAGCCGTGGAGGTTTACAATGACAAGTCTAACAACTAAACATAACTGAGATGAAGAAGAAAGTTTATATCAGCGGAGCGATAGCCCACTACGACCTTAAGGAGCGTATGGCAACCTTTGACCATGCGGCACGCTATCTCTCCATAAAAGGTTACGAACCAGTGAACCCATTTGAAAATGGCGTTTCGCAGGATGCCCACTGGATGGAACACATGAGAGTGGACATTGCCCAGCTTTTGAAGTGTGACTGCATCTATATGCTGCAAGGCTGGGAATTGAGTAAGGGCGCAAAACTGGAACTGGATGTTGCCAGTTCGTGTGGCATTAAAGTGATGTTCGAGGGACATGACAATGATGTTCGTGAATACACTTGCTGCCTTTGCGGAAAACCTCAAACTGGCTATGGTAACAATCCTCATCCTTTGAAAGAGGAAGGTGAGTGTTGTCCTGAATGTAATTTGAAAGTATTAAGTGAAAGAATAAGGTTGTCAAAAATGAAATAGATATGGCACAGGAAGTAACCAATTTCGCACGTTTCTATGGCATACTCAAAAAGAGCTACAAGTTTGCCACCAAGGAGCTGGGCGATGAGTTCAAGGAAGGCGTTGTGAGCCAATTCACCGATGGACGTACCACATCGCTTAGGGATATGACCCGTAAGGAGTACGACATGATGTGCGACAAGCTCGAAGGTGTTACAGCCAAATTGATACGCACCGCCAAGGACGTGCAGCGCAAGCATCGAAGCCAGTGTTTGAGATTGATGCAGAAGCTCGGCATCGACACAACAGACTGGACACGCATCAACGCATTTTGCCAGGATCAGCGTATTGCCGGCAAGGTGTTCTCCCAACTAAGTAATGAGGAATTGGAGCAGCTATCGGTGAAGCTCCGCTCCATCCAACGCAAGGGAGGTCTGAAACCCAAGAAGGAACCGACACCTCCAGCACAGCCACAAGTGGAATACATGATGGTGCCAATTGGAAATGGGGGTGAGGCATGAATGAGAAAGTGAAGCGTGTGATGGAATACATTCACGGCATCGCATACAGAGAACTCCAAAGTGACCAGTACATCGAATTTCTTGAGTGTATTGAATACGAGATAGACAAGGAACTGGAAGAAGGCGACTGGCCAGAACCAGAAGACGACGAGTGATAAGCAATCAAAACAATAATCAACAAAAAGTTTACTACAATGGCAAAAAGAGAAAAGAAAGTAATCATTACCGGCGTGACAAGAGAATCAGCCGATGAAGCGTTCGCAGCTTACGCAAAGGCAGACGCACAGAGTGCAAAAATCACGGCAGACATTGAATTGCAGTGTGCGAAGATCCGCGAGAAGTATGCCAACAAGCTGGCAGAACTGGAAGGAGAGAAGGAGAAAGCCTTCGACACGCTCCAGGCTTATGCCACCGAGAACCAGGCAGAGTTGTTCACCAAGAAAAAGAGCCTTGAGATGGCGCATGGCGTTATCGGCTTCCGCACGGGCACACCTAAGCTGAAGACCCTGAAAGGCTTCACATGGGCAAGTGCCCTGCAGCTGGTGAAGGAGTTCCTGCCCGGCTATCTGCGACAGACCGAGGAGATAGCCAAGGACAAACTCCTTGCAGACCGCGACGTGGAGAATATTGTTCCTCAGATGAACAAATGCGGTATTCAAGTGGTGCAGGACGAGACATTCTACGTTGAACCCAAGAAAGAGGATGCCGTATGATACTGGAAGTGGAGAAGAAACCGAAAGTGGCCTTGTGCCGTAAGTGTTACGGTACAGGTCGTCTCCACGACAAGGAGACTGGCAAAGAAAGCACATGTGACCAATGTGAGGGAACGGGCAGAGTAACCGTCAGCGCAAAGATGAGCTATGACATCCGTCCCTATAAACCAAGAGACAGACACTAAAACATTTTATGAGCAAGAGGCGAGGAGCAAGCTATCAGAAACGTGTCACCGACATAAATAGGATATACGACCAACATGCCAAAAGCGGAATCAGCAACCGCGAGATATGGCGAAGGTACGTGTATCCTGTTTATGGTATATGTGAGCGTACCTTCTACAACCTCCTCAATGCCTCTTGTGACCCTAAGAACGAAGTGCCACAAGAGGCACAGACGTTTCTAAAATTCGACTTTGACGATGAACCAGGACATACAGAAAATTATCCGCAATATCCTAAACGACGTTAGGGTGGAGCTGAGTGATGAGTTTGACCGCAACTTTGAACGGCAGGCATTCTTCAACGAGGCATGGCAGCGTAGAAGCAGCCCCACACGTCCTGGCGGTTCCATACTGATAGACACCGGCAAGTTGCGGCAGAGCATCAGCAGCCGAACCACAGACAGCAATATCACGTTCTGCTCGACACTGCCTTATGCAGCCATACACAACGATGGAGGCGAGATAAAGGTGACGGCGAGGATGAAGCGATTCTTCTGGCACAAGTACCATGAGGCGACAGGCTCATTCGGACGCAAGAAGAATGGTGAGAGACGCACCGACAAGCGCACCGTACAACTGAGCACCGAGGCGGAGTTCTGGAAGCACATGGCTCTGATGAAAGAAGGAAAGAGCATCAAGATACCGCGCCGCAGATTTCTTGGAGCATCGCCAGAAGTGGAGCAAGCGGTCAAGGACATCATCGAGGAGAACCTTGCAGAGTATTTTGAACACGAATATAAATTGAAATGAGAAAGGAATTATTCAACGCCATTAAAGCAAAACTGGCGAGCGATGTGCCTGAAGTGCAGCACATCGATTTGTGGAACCACAATGTGGAGTTTGTAGAGCAGGAAGAAGGATGGGCGCGTCCAGCCGTCTTTGTGGAGTTTGGAAAGATAGAGTGGTCGCCATTTCAAGGCGGCAGTCAGCGTGGCAAGGGACTTGTTACTATTCACCTTGTGACAGACTGGGCTGACGGTGGCCATGATGCAGCTTTCGACCTTTGCCACCAGGTGCATACAGCCCTTGACGGATTGAGTGGTGATGATTTTAACGGCATGGCGCTTGTTGAGACGAACACCAACCACAACCACGAAGAGATACTTGAAAGCATCGACTGTTATGCGGTGCGTTACCTATTGCGATAAACCGCCCATGTCGCAACGTTTTAGCCCCGACGGATAATTTACCGCCGGGGCTTTTTAATGCCGTTAGAATTGAATTATAACGCCGTTAGGCGGCATCGGTGAACAACATCATGTCTGTGTAGTGCGAGCTGTAGTTTACTGTGGCGTTGAACTCCACCTTGTGGCAGTTCTTGAATGGGTTGCCCACGGTCGGGTTCTTGCCCATCCATTCACAAAGCTCAATAATGGATGACTTGTTGGAAGTGAAATATATAAAGTGATGTCCGGCAAGAATGGTCAGCACATCGAGGTAGTCGGAAAGTTTCCAGTACATATTATATGTGCCAACGTCGGTGGATAGATAGGGTGGATCAACCAGGAACACAACATTCGGCATGTTCTTGTATCGGGCGAACACCTCTTTGTAGTCGCATGATACCACCGTTATACCCTCAAGATAGTCCTCGCAAATAGGGTAGTCTGACTTGCGGAGATTGTTGTATAGAGCCTCCTTCCTCATTTCGGGGATGCTCAATTTGTATTTCATGGAGAACATCAGTCCGGAAGAAATGGTGATGAAGTCAATGTACCCGACCTCTCGTTCCTCTTGCTCCAAACGAGCGAATATGCGGTCGCGCAGTTCACCACGGATGCAGCTGTGCTTGGGTATGCCTTCCGTTTCCACCATTTTGCGCAGGTCAGCCAAAAGGTGGTTGGTCTGCGGGATGTGCTGTAGGCGGTTGCGGTAGCCGTCGAAGTCGTTGTATATGACTGTGGCATTTGGCTTCTGGCACTTGGTGATGTGCGACAGCAGACCCGAACCGCCGAACAAATCCACGAATACCGTGTCCTCTGGATATTGTTTTAGAACCTTGATAAACTCACGCGCGAACATGCGCTTCTGCCCCACGAAAGGGAGCGGTGCCGATAAATACTGTCTTCTCATGCCTTATACGTTTAGTTCAAATTTCACGTTCTCGTTTCCGTTGAGCAACTGTCGTGTGTGTTCGATGTTGTTCTCGTAGATATGCACATTCGCAAGGTTCAGCGTGATGGACTTCAAAGGGAGGTCAATCTGCCGGGCCATGAGGTAGAGGTGGTAGATGTCGGCCGGCAAGCCGAGGTTCGCGTCCGAGCTGCGCTGGTAAGCCGACACCACTAATTCGTCGTTCTCAATCTGGAACTGAACGAGTGACAGACACGGTGCCTGGTTTGTCTCCGCATCGGTGGAGCCGAGGAACAGCACATAGTTCTTGCTGTTGCGCTTCTCTCGGTTGATTTTGGCGATGAGTGGCGGCAGCTTCTCAAAGTAGGTAGGGTAGGAGTTTACGAGAATGGCACCGCAGTAGTCCCACCAGTTGATGCCCACCTCGCGATACTTCTCCACATTGCGTTCACCCTGCATGAAGAGCTGCAGCTCGTCCTTTAACTTCTTTCGTGCGAGGCCGTGCCCCTCGAATATGTCGAGCAGGTCAGCAGGGGAAAGCACCAACTGCTCGTTGAGCAGGTAACGTATGCTTCCCTTCTTGTTAGTCTGGCACTTGCCCAGAGTAAGTACCTTCTGTAAAATTTGATGGTATTTGTTCATAACCGTTTTGAATTTGAAAACGGTGCAAAGGTAACAACGCGTGTCCCCTCGACAATGACCATACGCAAATGTTACACTGCAAGTAGATTGCAGTCAGTTTTGAAACGCCGTATAAGGCTGTACACCTTGCGCTCGCTTATGGCATACTCCGAGGCAAGCCGAGCCACGATGTACGACACTTTTTCGCCCTGTGCCGACATCGAGCGGTATTCGTTGAAAAGGTCGATATATTGCACATCGTCCAGCCTGATTCCTGCCTTTTGGAGGTAAATTAGCAGTTCCCTGTTCAAATTCAGTATCTCTATTAGTTTCATTCTCAGAAATATTTAGTACTTTTGCACCGTCTCACTTACATAGCGCATCGCGCACACACATAAAAAAGCCATCAATAGGCGAGCGAGGGTTTACGCCCCCGGTCGTGCCTATTGATGGTAACGTGTGTTAAAAAAGTAAGTGAGACGACTATTTTAACAGGCCGGGGGCTTTTTTATTACCCTCCCCCGAAGGGATTGTTCTTAGTCTCGGTATAACTCCAAATTGAAATTATCCTTGCTCTTCCATCCATCAGCCAGTGTGTCCTGGATATGCTGCATGGCTTTGGTATAGAAGTCCGTCAGTTCTTCGATGGCGCTGAACGTGTGATAGCATGGCTCATCGTCTGTTCCGAACTTGAACGTGACCGGCAATGTCTTGCCGTCAGACTGCACAGCCAAGTCGTATGCCACCTTGTAGTTGAACTGGTTCTCGTTAGAGAGCCACACGCTCATGCCGTTCCACACGAAGCCAGAAAGTATGGTCTCGTTCGTGCGGTCGTTGAACCATTCCGACACCATGGTCTTGATGGTATCCTCAGATGGCTTTCCGTTGAACTCAGCCTCCATATAGTCGGCAGATCCATCCTCGTTGTTATGCACGTCCCATCGGACGCGCCATTTTCCTTTGACGGGGTTGGTGCATTCAAGCAGCTTTACCCCTTGTGCTCCGTTTACTCTGTTCATCATGTGAAAATGTACTTTGTTCTACCTTTGCCGAAGGTTTCCGCTTTGATGGTGGTCTCGAATGGGAAGCCGTCTGGCATTTCACTCACTTGCTGGAGAATGTTTTTCATCTCCTCGCTGTTGGTGAAGAACTTCTTCGGCTCGCCGTTCTGCTCGATGGACACAACACAGCGGTCTTCGCCCTGGCTGGTTTTGACCCCGACCTCGAAGTCTTTTACCACGATGGGCAGGTTCACCAACTCGCGGATGCTTACCACCGCACCCGCAAATCGCTTCTTGCCGTCTTCCGGCTTGTAAGCGACATTCAAATCCTTAAATGATTTCATTTTTTTGCCTGTTAATTTATAAAACAAATTTCGGCAGCAAGCGTGCTTGGCCATTCCGTAGAATGACGCAATCAGTTCTCGCCGTCTCTTTCTTGACTTGACTTTGTGTAGTTTCCTTGCATACTTCTTCTTGACGCGCTTGCGCAGTAGAGAGTATGATCCGTTGAATGTCACATACCCCAAGAAGTCGATTCCTTGCGCTGATGGGAATACCCTTTCGTTCTTCTTGATTTCAAGGTCAATTTTTTCGACTTGCTCATGTACAATGCCGTGTGCCAGCCAATTTTCTTGCTTGTTGCCACAGAGCACTCTGCCGTCATCACAATAACGGTAGAAATGGCGGATGCCGTATTTGTCCTTCAGATAATGGTCAAGGTACTCGGACAACAAGAGATTGCCAGAAGCCTGTGAGCTTCGCAACCCGAAGCTGATACCCTCCGGCAGAAGATGAAGAAAATGATCCAGGAGCGACAGCAGGATTTTGTCTTTGAATACTCTGCGGTAGCACCACATGACAAACTCAGGCTTAGTATTGTCATAGAAATGCTTGATGTCGAACTCGTAGCAGTAGCGTGTGCCTTCGGGGTCACGTTCCATGTCCAATTGCATGCACTTGCGGAGATCATGTGTGCCACGCTTCTTGATACTTGCTCCAGTCGTCCTGATAAAACGCTTATGCAGATGTTGGTCCACCACGTTCATCACGGCATACACTGCGATGCGGTCGTACATGGAAATAATCTGCAGGTGTCTTACTTTGCCATTCTCACAGATGATGCGTTCATGATAATTGCCGAGTCGAAAGGAACCGTCGGCAAGTTTTGCAGTCAGTTCTGCAATCACCTCCTCGCGGTGTGCGAGCAGATAGCGTCCTTGACGGCATTTCTTACGCTTCTTCCCACGCAGTACACGGTCAAACGCCTCCGACATATTGCCGTAGGACGTTATCTCTTGCATGATATAGCCTTCTCTGTGCATAGTCTTCTTTTTATGATGGAAGATAAGGGCCTTCCTATCCCCGGGCCAAACTTCTTCGAATCGTTACCGACCTACCAAACTCTATTGCCCGACACTTGATGTTTCAGCTTTCCACCTTTATATTGGTGCTTTTGCTGTGGCTCGTTTCCCTCGGCTCCACATTAGGGACACGTCCCCATCGTTGTACGCCGATTAGTTAGATTTCCAGGCGCGAGCCGACATTCGCATTCGCATTCGAGGCATCGTTATTCGCATTCGCATTCGAGTCACCGCCATTCGCGTTCGCATTGTTGTACCCGCGATAGACCACACGGCCTATGGGAAACTCTACCAGTTTGCAAAGTTACTCATTCTCTGTGCAAAAGATGAATGAATATTACACAATGAGCCAAAATAACATTGCGATGAAGCCTCCGAGCACTGTGCAAGCCCAGTCAATCCAGTCCCAAGGACAGCCGTGAAGCTTGTCTCTGAGTTCGAGACATGAGGCTGCGATGATGGCAGAATAGATGGCTGCCCATGGTGACAATGCGCACAGACCGACCAATAAACCGCCGACAAGATGCTTGTAGCGGTTGCTTTTCTTTAGAAATGAGAAAATTTTGTTCATAACTTGATGTGTTTTGAAAATTTGTTATTACCTTTGTGGCGTGGGAGCGACATACTGAAAACCACTGAAAGCAGCCTGCGACGTTGCAGAACCTGAGACCAACGGATTATTCCTTTGGTCTCTTGTATTTTCTGAGCTTGCCATTGACATACCAAAAGATGTAGTCATGGTGATAATCTTTACTATCCCAAATAGCTTTGTTCCTATCTTGGATTTGTCTTTCCGTAATTGGTTTTCTAAAGCAATGGTCAGTTAGACAAACGCAAGCGTGTTGCGCATCAGAAGCATGGTTTGCATTACGACAACAGTTCATTACTTTCTCTGGTGATTTCACATCAATATATCCAAACTCGCCTACTTTCAAATCAGGGTTTGCTCTACTGTCTTCTGGAATCATATCATAGACCTTTCTTCTTCCTTCTTTTGCATTGAAACGAATTTCTGGATTGAGGAAACAATCACCATATTCATTGGCAAAAGCAATAGCCACATCTAAAACTCGCTTATAGTCTTCTGCTGTAGAGCAAGCCAACTCGTGTTGTAACACCTTTCCTTTGATACCCATGTATTTGGTGAAGTATTGTTCATCCAAAGGCTTTGCAAGTATCACATCACGATCTTCAACAGACAGATTTGTTTTTCCTGAATCTGTGTACGCATTGGCGCATTTATGTACCAATCGACAAGCAGCACAAAGTTCGTTGTCTGCAACAGGCTTTCTGTCAAGATCCAACTTACCTCTTGCAATATCACAATCACGACACCGCTTGATGGTATAAGGGTTATAATCAGGAGTTGTCTTTTGCTCCTTTCCTGGATTGAAATGGAAGATGCCCTTTGTGTCACGTTGCAGAGCCTCCTCACCCAGTGCCATCGCTTCGTCGTGGGGTGTGGCAGGATATTTGGACTTGCGCACCTGCACTACAGTGCAACGGCAGTTCCATCCATTGGGTGGATAGTATTCCTCCCAGAACGGATCTGACGGCGGAAGCGTTACGCCATTTAGCGCAGCATGTTCCGGACGCACCTTGCCATCGTTTGCCGTGCGGTACTGGAGGTTGTAGCGGTCGCCGTCCTCCGAGAAACGTTCCCACTTGGCAGCCATCTCCGCAGACGACTGTACGAAGTTGTACTCCGCACGGAGGTAGTTGGAGTTGTAGGTGTTGTCTATCTTCCGAACATCATTCAAAAAGGCTTCGAACGTCTTTCTGTTGCCGTTAGAATCGAGCAATGAAGGGAACGCCTCGTTGAGTTCGTGGAAAGTCTTCATGCCTGAGAAGATATAGTTAGAGCGTGTAAGCCGCTTGCGCATGGTGTCAGACATTTCCAAGCGTTGTATATTTCTGTTGAGCACATCAGTATGAGCCTCTATCAGATTTTGAACTTTGCTATCTGCCATGATGTCAATAGAGAAAGAACCACCCTTTTGGTTGAATACAACTTTCATCGCATCCTTGAAGCCCTTGCTAACCTCTTCACTCGGAAGACACACATTCTTTCCAGAGCCGTAGTCAAGTAATTGCTTGGCAATAGCTGTTTTTGTTTGTTTCATGTGTGAGAGCGAAAGTATATCCTCAGAGAAAACCTTTCCGCTTAGTATTGCTGAGTTCAGTTCCGCCTCAAACTCGGCACGATTGGTAAGGGAATACTCGGACAGTTGCTTCTTGACAAATTTCCTGTCCACGCCATCCAAGCTCCATTCGTGTTCCACTGATCGGAAAAAATCGGGATCATTGCAAAAGTCGATATAATGCCCCAATTCGTGTAAGATGGTGTTTCTTTGGGCATGCCATCCCCCACGGTCTGCATCATCAGTATCCTTTACCCATGTTTTATAAGCACGTTTGTTCACTTTGATAACATTGGTGTCTCCTTCACATATAGCAGCGTGGAAATCTGCACGAGTTAGACCAAAAAAGCGTTTTCTTCCTCCTAAATCCGCCTCACGCAACTCGGGTAGTTCTGTTACAATCCCACTTCTTAACACAATCCTTGCAGCCTCTTCTGCATCTTCTCTTGCATACTTATTACTGATGACACTTGCCCACTTTTTAGCAATAGCCTCAATTTCTTCTTCCTTTTTGCTGAGACATAAGGAAGAAAGACTGGTATCATTGCCTATTATTTCGGCATAGCGTTGGTGCAGCCCCAGGTAATCGCTGGGGCTTAATCGAAAAAAGAGCCGTGTGCGTTTTGCTGCTGCTTTTTCTTCTTGTCGTCATCGTCTTGTGGCTCATTGTTGCCTTCGTCGCCATCATCGTCACTGCCACTGGGTAGCATGGGTGTAGCGTTGCGTCTTTCCCCTACAGGCATGCTGTACTTCTCCGCAAAATATGTCGGGTCCACCTCGTAGCGGTCGGCAATCATCGTTTCGTATGCCACCTGCTGCTCCGGGGTATAGTCCACCGCATCGTCCCATTTAAAGCGCAGCCCCTTTATCGGAAAACCATGCTTCAGCATGCGTGGGATAAGCTGGTTGTTCACGATGTCGCGCAGCATGGTGCAGTCGCTTTCAACCAGGTTCTCGAACACCTCCAGGTGTGTTTCTGATTGTGAGAGGCTGCTGCCGTCCTCGATGGTCATAGTCTGTCCGATGATGAGCTTTGAAAGTTCCGAGTTGGCACGGTCGATGCGCTTGTCATAGACATTGAAGGCATCGCCCTTGCCACTCTCTACAAACTCAATCTCCGTGTCCTGCCCAGCCACCATGTACTGGCTTGCTCCTGCACCCTTGAGCATCTGCTCAAGCCGCCCCATCTCCTTGGGGTCGCGTGAGGTGGTGCGTGCAATACGCATCGGCATACCGAAAATCTCGCCGAATGAATCCCAGAATGCCAACATGTTTTTCTTCGGAATGGTCTGCGTGGCAGCCTTCAGATAAAGTCCGAGGTCGTCAGGTCGTCCGGCTTCTATGAGCCAGTCGGAGAATGGGGCTGAGCGGTAGTCGATGCCCGTAGTCCAGTCTTGTCCGAGCTGTTGAATCACGCGACCGTATTCGGGGATAACATGCTTTCGGGGGATGAGCTTTACATCTGTATAGCATGGGCATCCATCGCCATCTGTGGTGAGGTCGCCGAGTTCGATAAGCGAGTGTCCCCAGAGGTTGGCGGCAAGCGCATATTCGAGCATTTGCTTGAACCAAGCCTGGTCGAAATAGTGGTGTGCCTCCTCGTTCTCATTACCTTTTGCATCAACCAGTTTGAAAGACTTCGCCATAACGAATCCTACACGCTGACGCACACAGCCCGATAGGTGAAGGTCAATATCCACATCGCGGTATATGTCGTAGAGACGTTGACGGTTCGGGCTGTCCACATTTATAGCCATCTGCCAGGCATTGCGCCAGTCGGCAATGTCCCTGCGTGTAAGCGCATCGGTGGTACGTTGCAGTTCGATGACCATCTTCTTCATTCGCTTGCGGTCAGACGACTTCGCAAGGTTGAAGTCTCCATTTGGCGTGTGCAGTATATTTTGACTGCCATCTCCGAACATACCGCTGAAAAAGTTCTTTATATCCATAGCGTTACCAGTTATGTCGTAATTGTTTCTGTGAACCGAATATGAGCAAGTCGCCAGTCGGTGTGCCGTCCTCGTCGGTGGCGAGCGGCAGGTCGGGTATGATTTTCCCGGCTTGCACGCCTTCCAGCCACTTGATGGCACGCTCGTAGCGCTCCTTGCGTATTTCGCTGCCCATCTTTTGAGGCATAGCGGCAATCATGTGATAGAGCGCAATGTCAGCGGCATACATTACCACCAAACGGTTGCGCTTTTCGCCTTCAGCCGAGAACACCGCTTTTGTGTCGTATTTGGGTCTGATGTAGCCGGCAATCTCCTCGCAAGCTTCCTGCTCCGCATTGTCGCGTATCTCCTGCGAAGCCTGCGACACGACCTTCAGCGCGTTTTCGCCTATGACCACTCTGTAGTCCTCTTCAGTGATAAACATAATCAGCCTCCTTCCTAATGCGTCACATAAATAGCACGGCGCTCAATGTCGGCAACCTTTACACCCTTACGGAAGCGGTGCTTCGCAACCAGTTCGCGGATGGTGCGTTTCGGTACGACCTTCAGCGAGCCGTTCATGTAAATCACATAATACTTCATGCCAAGCAGCTTTGAGAGCTTGTTGGCTTTCTTGATGGCACGCTTGCACTGCCATCCCCAGATAATGTCCTTTATTATTTGTATCATTGTTACCAAATATTTTTGGCGGTCGGCCTTTTGCCGAACACCGGTTTGAAACTTTCCTGTCTTGTATTGCGCTGGAGTATCCATATCGCGCCTTCATCAGCGTCAGGCGCATCGTCATGCACACGGCTGCCACGCTCCAACGCCAACGTCTGTTCGATGCCCACCTGCATGTCGGGGTCTTCCTTCTTGCGTTCGTTGTACCAGACAAAGCCACGTTCCCAAAGAGGGCTGACCGCCTCGATACGCTGGATTTTGTCTGGCTTCTTTCGCTTGTCGGGCATGATGGGCAGCTGGTAGCCACGCAGCTCACCTTCCACGGCGAACTCGTCCAAAATCACATCCTGCATGAAGTTGGCTTCCATGAAGAACTGAATAGCCACCGTGTCGCGTGTACGCTCGTATAGGTCATATAGCCATCGAACCATCTCGCTGACTGTCGCCTGGCGCACGAAACTGTCTATGAGATGCAGTTCCGAGCCAATCTTTCCCCAAACGCGGGAAGCCTTGTAGTCGTTGGAGGTGGTGGATTTGAACGACGGGTCGGTATAGCACACAATCATGTCGTACTTTTCGAGCTTTGGCAAACGCTTGTATCGAATCCAATCCGCACGGAAGATAGTACCGTCCACGATAGGGTTGTGCATCATCTCCTTCTCCCAGGCACGATAGCCCACGAAGTCGCGGTAAGCCTGCGTCTCCTCTTTTGTCCATTTCTCCTTCCATACCGGTTCTCCGTTACGATCGACCGCTACGATTTTAGAAAGGAACACTCCCTTCGTACGTGAGAGATTGTAGAGCACAGAGTTCTTGCTGATGAGGTTGCCCACCATAATGAAGCGTCCACGGCCCACATCAAGCGCACCAAAGAGAGCCTCCTTCACCCAGTCGGTGAGGTCGTGTACGAGTTTGTCGTTCTTGCAAAGCTGATCGTCGTCAAGGTCATCAATGACGATGTAGTCAGGACGGGATTCACGGTCACGCAGACCACGAGGCGACTGTCCACGACCGCAGGCAAGGAACTTCACACCGCTCTTTGTCTTGAACTCGCCCTCCTGCCATCCGCCGTCGTTCTTCTGCTGTCCGAAGTCGGCAATGAGACGCTGGTTGTATTCCAGTTCCGCTTGAATATCTCCAAGCAGTCGGTCGGCATTGTCCTCCGACTTCCCGACAACCACCATAAAGTTGATAAGCCGCTTCGGTTGGAACATCAACCAGAGCGGCGTGAATACATCAAGGTGGGTCGATTTGGCGTGACCGCGTGGCCACATGAATACAGCCTTCAAGTCGGGCGTGTTTCGGACCTTGCGTGCAGCTTCGTTGTGGAACGGAGCGTTGTGAATGGTGCGTATGACCTCGCCGGTCGTCTTGTCACGCAATTGCAAGAAGTGGGGAAAGTAATACTCGCAGAACGCTGCGTAGTTGTTGAGCAAGCGTTTGATACGCATGTCTCTTTCTACTGGCGTTTCGCTTTTCAGGAGTGACGTGTCCGTAATGGCTTGCACTTGCCGGCATCGCTCTTTCCACTCCTCGTATGCCTTTTTCTTTTCCGCTGCTGTTGCCATGCTGCCTCCACTATTTTATGCCCATCTGTTCTGTGATGTACATGTCCTGGTACTTGTTGATTACACGCATCAGTTCGGGAGTCACCTCTGGGTCTGTCTGCGAGCGGTACTCCAGCCACTTGGAGAACGCCATGAACACCTCGATGGCATCCACCACATTAGCCTTCTTGTCGAGTTTCTCAATGACCGACGAGAGTTTAGCCAGCTTGTCGCCAAGTCCTGCAATGAGTGCAGGGTCGTCAGAACCATTCACTTGTGTAATGAGTGTGTCGATGGTGAGCAACAGTTTGTTCACCAGTTCAGGGCGTGTGATGTTCTTGGCGGCACGAGCCTCTTTCCACCCCTCGGCTGAGCACCATTTGGATATGGTGACGCGCGACACGTCCACCTTCTCCGCAATCTCCTGCTGCTCCATGCCCGAAAGATAGAGCGTGCGTGCCAGCGATTTCTTTTTTTCAATATCTGCCTTTGTCATGTTGATAAGGTTTTTGTTCACATCAGGGCATACCACGCCCCGATTCCTTCTGCAAAAGTGCCACGATTTCGGTGGCTCTCCAAAAAAGTGTGCAATGGTTTCATAGAAGTGTGCAACCATTGCACACTTTTTTGGCGGACAGACAATTACCTCGTAATATTGCACTGCGAATCGGGCAATGCAGCCCAGAAAACGACAATGATATGAGTAAAGGAAAACGCGTAAGAATAACCAACGATAGCCTGAACAGCTACGGCACAAGAGTGCTGACAGCTGGCATGAACGTGGAGCAGTATCAGCGCAACCCCGTCCTGCTGTATATGCACGAGCGTGGTAATGTGATAGGCTATGTGAAAGACCTGAAGGTGGAGGATGGTGAAGTGACCGGCGAATTGATGTTTGACGAAGCATCCGAACTATCCACGCGCTGTAAGAAGCAGTATGAGTTCGGCAGCCTGAAGATGGTGAGCGCAGGGCTTGACATATTGGAGACGAGTGAGGACCCCGAACTGCTCGTGCAGGGTCAGACCAGTCCTACTGTCACCAAGAGCAAACTGTTTGAAGTCAGTCTGGTGGACATCGGAGCCAATGATGATGCCATCGTGCTGCAGAAGGACGGCAAGAAGATTACTCTCGGCAAGGACAGCGAGTGTCCCTTGCCCATGTTGAACAATAATAATCAAAAACAAATGGAACAGAAACAGTATGCCCTGCAGTTGGGCTTGCCGGAAACGGCGACTGATGCGGAGATTACCGCCAAGCTCAGCGAGCTGAATGCCGCTAAGCAAGAGAACGAGAGACTCCAAAAGGAGAAGGAGACCCTCACGCTTGCCAGTATCACTGCCGTCGTGGAGAAAGCAGTCGGCGAGAAGCGTATCGCCACAGACAAGAAGGAAGAGTTCATCAACCTCGGCAAGGAAATTGGCCAGGAGAAGTTGGAGCGCATCATCTCTGCCATGTCGCCACAGATGAAGCTCAGTGCCGTTATCGGCCACCAGGGTGGAGCTTCAACCCAGCAGCCCGCCACATACAAGAAACTGAGCGATGTGCCGTCTGCCGAACTCATTACACTCCGCAAAGAGCAGCCCGAGGAGTATAAGCGACTCTACAAGGAGGAGTACGGCATGGAGTGTGAACTTTAGTACAAACCAATAATACAAAAAGAATGAAAACAATTTTGACCATGATTACGGCTTTGCTATTCAATGCGTTTACAGGAGCCGTGTTCGGTATGACTTTGGGCGTGTCGCCCGTGGCTGGTGCAGTAGGTGCCAATGCCATCGCATTAGCCGTGAGCGGTGCAATGCCAGTGGGCGTGGCACGCGAGGGCGTGCTGAAGGAGATTTGGACTGGAGAGTTGGTTAAGTCCTTGCGTGAGTTTCTCGCAGGAACTTGGCTTGATGGAATCCCCGACAGTTCAAGCATTGTAGACAATGATGTGATTCACTTGGTGGAGGTAGGCGTTGACCCTGACGTGCTTGTCAACAACACCACCTACCCAATCCCCTTGCAGGCACTTGACGACAAAGACATTGCTATTCAGCTTGACAAGTTCCAGACAAAGGTTACCCCTATCACTGACGATGAGTTGTACGCCATCAGCTACGACAAGATTTCCCGAGTGAAGGAGAGTCATTCAAACGCCATCAACGATGCCAAGTTTGCCAAGGCTGCACATGCGCTCTGCGCCCAGAAGAATACGGCCAAGACCCCAGTGCTGACCACTACCGGCGAACGTGATGCTGCTACTGGTCGTCTCAAGCTGACCGCCAAGGATGTGCTTGCGATGAAGGCAGCCCTCGATAAGTTGGGCGTTCCGACCACTAACCGTCGCCTCGTGTTGTGTACCGACCATGTGAACGACCTCTTGGAAACAGACCAGCGCTTTAAGGAGCAGTACAACATCGACCGCAACACCGGCAAGGTGGGCAAGCTCTACGGCTTCGACATTTATGAATTTGCCAATACCCCTTATTATACAGCCAAGGGAGAGAAGAAGGCTGTCGGCGACAAGGGAGAGACCGCAGGTGATTTCCACTGCTCATTCGCATTCTATACACAGCGTGTGTTCAAGGCTACTGGCTCCACCAAGATGTACTGGAGCGCTGCTGAGAACGACCCAGAGTACCAGCGCAACAAGGTTAACTTCCGCCACTACTTCATCTGCATGTTCAAGAAGGCAGACGCAGGTGTTGTAATGACCAGCGGATATAAAGCTGAAGCGTAATGGCGAGAATGAAGTATTTAGTCCTACACTGCACAGCCACCCCTGAAGGCCGTGAGGTAACCTCTAAGGAGATACGCCACTGGCACACTGACCCAGTAAGCAAGGGTGGGCGTGGCTGGAAGCAGGTAGGCTATACCGACCTGATACACTTGGACGGCAAGGTGGAACGCCTTGTCGATAATAACGAAGATGCGGAGGTTGATCCGTGGGAAGTGACCAACGGTGCCAAGGGTTACAACAGTGTGAGCCGTCATGTGGTGTATGCCGGTGGCTGCACCAAGGATATGAAGTATCCCAAGGACACGCGCACCCCTGCGCAGCTGAAGGCGATGACCGACTATGTGCGGAACTTCCATCAGCGTTTTCCCCAGGTCAAGATTGTAGGTCATTGCGACCTTCCGGGCGTGAATAAAGCCTGCCCAGCCTTCGATGTAGCCAAGTGGCTCAAGTCAATAGGAATATACCAACAGTAAAAATATGGATGGCATGAATATCAGCGAAGTCCTTAACGTCCTCCTTGGCGGAGGTCTGGTGGCTACCATTGTTGCAATATGCACGCTGCGGGCTACCATAAGGAAAGCGAAAGCGGAATCGATGAAGGCGGAAGCCGATGCCGAGACGGTGCGTATGGACAACGCCGAGCATGCCACCCGTATCTTGGTAGAGAACATCGTGAAACCATTGAAGGAAGAACTCAATGAGACAAGAAGATACCTCGAAGCCTCGAAACGCGAGATGGCGCGTCTTAGGAAGGCTATCGACACTGCGAACAGTTGCAAGCATCATGATGATTGCCCTGTTCTTGTCGGGCTGCGCGACAAGCCGAAAAGCGAGCGTGGCCACGGAGGAAAGCGTGAAACAAGTATCCGCGGACACCCTCCAGAGCGAGGTGCGTCAGACATGGACGGAGACAGTACCACAGGAGGAAGCCAAGCTGGAGATACCTCTGGCGGAACTGACTAATCTGCCCGAAAAGGCAGAGTACCGCGCCAAGAACGGCAGAGCCAGCGCGACCGTGCAGAACAAAGGCGGCACCATCGTGGTGTACGCCACCTGCGACAGTCTTCAACGCCAGTGCGAGTACTATGAGCGCCAGATGGCGAGCTACAAGAAAGCATTGGAGCAGCAGAAGAATGAAGCCAGAACGGAAAAGGAACGCAGTTCAAATCCGTGGAAGATGCTTCTCATCGCCTTTATTGTCGGAGTGGCGACCGGCACAGTATTAACAATCATAACAAGAAAGATATGGCAACAAGTGTTTTAGACGGAACTGACCTTATCCTTTCCATGGGTACAAATGCCCTCGGCTTTTCCACCGGTTGTAAGGTGTCCACATCAGCGGAGACCGGTGAACGTGTGACTAAAGAGGCTTCTGGTGGCAAGTGGAAGGAGTCTTACATCAAGAGTTTCTCCGAACAGATTACCGCCGATGGTGTTGTGCTTACTGACGGCACGGATGAGGTGCCTTCGTATGACCAGTTGAAGGACGCAATGCTTAAGGGTGAGCCAGTGGAGGCAGCGTACAATCTGCGTGAAGGAGACAAACGTACAGGTAAAGCCACTGGCGGATATAAAGGCAAGTATCTGATTACCTCTCTTGACCTTGACGCACAGGCTGGTGACGATGCCAAGTATTCAATCACACTTCAGAACTGCGGCAAGGTGGATAAAGTGGGTACGGGTATCACAGACACCACTCAGCAGACTGAATAACAACATCGCGTATGAAAAAGACAAAAATCAAGGTTGGCGACAAGGAGTTCCCTTGTCGTGTTACCATGGGCGCAATGGTGCGCTTCAAGAATGAGAGCGGTAAGGACGTGAGCAAGTTGGAGAAAACCAATATCTCCGAGCTGGTACTGTTTGTTTACTGCTGCGTGAAAAGTGCGTGCAATGCAGACAAGGTGGAGTTTGACTACGACTTCCAGAGCTTTGCTGACCTTATGGAGCCCGACGCAGCGAACTCCTTCTACGAGGATATGGGCGGTGAAGAAAAAAAAACGACCAACCAGGCGGAAAAGAAGTAAGCGTCGAGGAACTGTTGGGTATGGCATTGGGGTGCATCGGGATGAGCAGAGAAGACTTTGAACGATGTACCCCTTTTGAGTTTTACAAGGCATGGGAGCGATGGGCGGAAGCCAAGCGCGATGCGGAGCGCAACGAGTGGGAACGCACAAGAGTGTTGGCGCTCTTTGCCATCCAACCCTATGCAAAAAGCAATCTTCAAGCGCATGACGTTCTACCGTTCCCTTGGGATGAAAAGCAGGAAGAAAAGCGTGAGGAGGTGAGCAAGGACGAGTTCAATGCACGCTTTGAGGCAGCCAAGAAACGTTACGGACTGAAATAAGAAAAGACAATGGCAAAAGCAGTAGAATTTAGAATAAACATCAAGAGCGAGGACGGCGGTGTTCTGAAACGTCTGACAGTGGAAGCCGACGGTCTTGACGACATACTCTCCGAGGTGGGAAATACCGCTGTGGCCACTGGCAACAGACTGCGCGAGATGGCAGACAAGAGCCTCGTGTTCGATACAGCCGTCCGCTCGATCCGCGACCTCAGTGACATGGTGGGCGGACTTGCCGAGCCTTTCGACAGTTTTGAGACCGCCATGCGCAGTGCCAACACCATGGCAGGAAAGAGTGGGGACGAGTTTGAAGCACTGACTGGTCAGATAACGGAACTGAGCAAGAACATACCGCTTGCGCGTGAGGAACTTGCCAACGGCTTATACCAGGTTATATCCAATGGCGTGCCCGAGGATAACTGGATAGAGTTCCTCAACAAATCAAGCCGTAGTGCGGTTGGTGGTATTGCGGACTTGGGAGAGACGGTGACCGTTACTTCCACGCTCATCAAGAACTATGGTCTGGAATGGGATCAAGCAGGAAACATCCAAGACAAGATACAGATGACGGCCAAGAATGGTGTGACCAGCTTTGAGCAGTTGGCGCAGGCATTGCCCCGTGTGAGTGGTAGTGCATCTCAGCTTGGTGTCTCCATGGACGAACTGATGGCAGTGTTCGCCACTACAACGGGTGTGACTGGTGACACGGCGGAAGTATCCACTCAGTTGGCTGCCGTGCTCAACTCACTCATCAAGCCATCTGCGGAAGCTACGAAAGCGGCCAACGAGATGGGCATCGGTTTTAATGCAGCCAGTATTCAGGCTGCTGGTGGTTTGGAGAACTTCCTGCTCGGTTTGGATGCAAGCATACAGGAGTATTCGGCAAAGACCGGACAGTTGAGTCAAACCATTTACGGACAGTTGTTCGGCAGTGCTGAAGCAATGCGACTACTCGGTTCGCTGACTGGCGAACAAAAAGAAAAGTTTTCGCAGAACATTGGAGCGATGGCAAACTCCGCAGGAGAGATAGACGCAGCCTTCGACAATATGGCATCTACAGGAGAGAGCCTACGTCAGACGCTCGCTAACCAGATGCACGCCATGATGGATTGGGCTGGCTCAATAGCCAGTACTTCCGCACCTTATGTGGAATGGATAGCTAATAGCGGCATCGCCCTCATGAGTATGGTGCAGCTCAGCGGCGGCATCAAAACTGTGGTGGCAGGACTGAAAGCTGTGAAGGTGGCCACGCTTGCGCAAGCAGCTGCAGCAAAGGTGGTGGCTGTCGCATCCAACATTTGGAAGGTGGCACAGATTGCCCTGAATTTTGTGCTCAGTGCCAACCCCATCGGTATTGTCGTGATGGCTATAGCGGCACTTGTAGGTGCATTGATAGCGGCGTACAATAACTGTGAGACCTTTCGCAATATCTGTGATGCTGTATGGGCAGCGGTGAAGAAAATTGCATCAGCCGTATGGGACTTTCTTGTCAAGGCATTCGAAAAAGCGAGTGCCGTGATAAAGAAGGCATGGGAATGGGTGAAGAAGTTCTTCGGCATAAAGGACGAGACCACAGCAAGGCAGACGGCAGATTTGGAGAAAAACACAAAGGCCACGCAAGCGAACACCAAGGCAAAGACTGCGAACGCCCAGACCGCCTTGAAGAACAATAAGAAACAGAACGCCCCCTCAACAGACAGCGGAAACGGCAGTGGTAAATCGGGGAACCAGGACAAATACAGCGGAAAGAAGCTTATCGCCAATGCCACGAGTTACAAGGAACTTGGCAACAACATCCAGTACTACCAGAACAAACTGGAAACTGCCAACGGAACGGACACCAAGACCATTGCGCTTTATGCAAAGAAAATCGCAGCCTTGCAAAAGCAGCAGGATGCGATAACGCAGTTGCAGGATGCGGCAAGCCGTCCCACCGAACTGAAAACCCTGAAGGACATCGATGCAGAAATCACTTATCAACAGGGATTGAGGGAGAAAGCCTCTGCCGATGAACTTGCAGTAATCGATGCTGAAATACAGCGTTTGAATGACCTTAAAACGGCGTTTGAACGCAGTTCGCATGTTGATGTCGGTTTAGACAAGATACAGACATACCGCCAGCTTGAAAAAGAACTGCAGTATTATACAGACTTGTTGAAAACCGCTACAGAGACAGAGCGCATCGAGATACAGAAGCAGATAAATGCCCTTAACGACCTGAAGAAGAAATGGGACGATACTCTTGATGAACTGAAGAAGCCGGAGGACATTTCCCGACTGAACACCATCCGTTCGCTGGATGATGCCATCAGCTACTACCAGACCAAGCAGAAGAACGCCAGTGCGTCGGAGATTGACGACATACAGCGCACGGTGTTGGAACTGGAGAAGAAGCGTGATGCCATGAAGCAACTCACGCGCATTCCCGAAATGGAGGAAGAAGTGGCGAAGCTCGACAGTATGGAGGGCAAGACGCTGACCCTCGAACTGAAAACCATTGGGCTTGATGGCGTAAAGAAACGCATCAAGGAACTCCAGGATATGTTGGCTGACACGAAAAGTCCTATGGACGAGTCGCAGCGAGCCTCCATACAGAAGCTCATCGGCAGTTACGAGGATTACGAGAAGCGCATCCGCAAAAGCAATGTCACGTTAGGTAAGTCGTGGAGCACGGTCAAGGGTGTGGGCAATGGTGTCACCTCGCTCACCGATGCGCTGCAAGGCAACCGTGACGCATGGTCCACGATTACTGGCGTCGTCGATGCTGCCATTCAGATATATGAGGGCATCAACGGCATCATTTCAATTATTCAGGCCTTGACCGCCGTAACAGGTGTCTCCAACACTGTGACCGCTGCAAGTGGAGTGGCAGCGACCACAGCTGCTACGGCAAAAGTAGCGGCAGCCCCTGAAGAGGTAGCTGCATCGGTAGCTACGATGGCGGCAGTAAAGGCAGAGGCGATGGCGTACCGCGAACTTGCAGCTTCAGAGTTTATGGCTGCACACGCCTACATTCCGTTTGTTGGTGCTGGCATCGCAGCTGGATTTATAGCCATGATGCAAGGGCTTGTTGCTTCGGTTGCCGTGACACCATTCGCCAACGGCGGTATTGTGTATGGCCCGACCTTGGCGCTGATGGGCGAGTATGCTGGAGCGAAAAGCAACCCGGAGGTGATAGCACCGCTGAACAAATTGAAGTCGCTTATCGGTAATAATGGCGGCGGAGGTGGCGGCGTGTACGAGCTGAAGGTTAAAGGCAGAGACCTTGTGGCGGTGCTTGCCAACGAGACGAGAATAAACAGAAAAGGAACAAACATCAAAATATAAGGAGCATGTATCTGCACGGACATTTTTACAACCAAAGGGAAGAACGCATCGAGGTGCATATACTGACTGGTGGTGACCGTACTAAGGAAACTGTCATTGGTGAGAAGAATGGGGAACTGTCGTTTACTGATGATCCAGTGGAACTGACGAGTCAAGTGAACGATACGTTTGACCACTTGCTCTGCCAGCAGGCTACTGTACGCCTTCTGGCGCGGAACTTCGTGCCGGACTTCTTTTGTGCCTCATGCCGTGACGCTGTGGTGAATATCTACCGTGAGGGGGAATGTCTCTTTGCCGGATTTATCGAACCGCAGAGCTATTCGCAGGGCTACAACGAGGAGTTTGACGAGATAGAGTTGAGCTGCATCGATGCGCTGACGGCATTGCAATATGCTAAATATCGTGATGTCGGCTCGCTCGGTGTACTGTATAATGTAGTAAAGGCGGAGGCGGAACAGCGCACATTCTTGGCGATGCTGAAAGAGATATTGGGCGGAGTGACGGCTGAGCTTGACATCGTGGGTGGTAATGCCATGCGCTACCTATACGATGGGAGTAAGGCTGTGGATGATTTGGCTGGTAACCATTATGCGATATTCGGGCAACTTACGGTGAGTGAGTTGCTTTTTATGGGGGATGAGGAGGATGACGTATGGCAGCAGGATGAGGTGTTGGAGGAGATACTGAAGTACCTGAACCTCCACATCGTGCAGGATGGGTTCACGTTTTATCTGTTCTCCTGGGAGAGCGTGAAGGGCGATGAACGCATATACTGGCGAGATTTGCTGACTGGCGCAAGCGTGACGACGGCCCGGCAGACAACGGACATCGTGACTGGTTTGGTGACAGACACGGATACGACGATAAGCGTAGGGGAGGTGTACAATAAAATTATGCTGACTGCCAAGGTGGAGAGTATGGAGAGTGTGATAGAGAGTCCGCTTGACAACGATCTTCTGAAAAGTCCCTTCAGCAATAAGCAGAAGTACATGACGGAATACAGCAGTGATGGTGAGGGTTCGAAAGCAATAAATGCCTTTGACGCAATGACTCACGGACAGGAAACCTCCTATAGTGGTGGTTGTGTAACTGACTGGTATGTGCAGATGATGAACAACAGTCAGTGGCTGTTCCCAAAGAGCGGGAGCGGTAACCTGATGGAGGAATACTGTAGTGAGGGGCGAAACCAACATATACTGCCGAACTGGTTGGCGAAGAACCAGGGTGCTGCCATCATGGCACTTGGTAAGGTGGAGAAGAAAACGGACGGAAAGGACAACTCCCCGACATCGAAAGTGGAAATGACGAACTACCTGGTAGTGAGTGTGAACGGCAACTGTGACGACAAGGAGGCAACTACCTATCCTAATACCAACTCGCTAAAGGCAGGCATACCGAGGGCAGTGTATAACGGTAGCATGACTGGTGGTGTCTTTTCGCCTACAGACGAGGGCACGACGAACTACATCGTGTTGAGCGGAAAACTGGTGCTGAACCCTGTGATGGCATTGACGGACACCTACAAAGCAATATACAACTATGACGGTGGAATATGGGGAAACACCCCACTGTTTTCAGGTATCAAAAAATGGTTGGGCATGACGGTACCGAGCCGAAACAACGGTGACGGGCGATACTACACGCAGCAGTGGTGGAAGGCAGCAACGCCTAATGAGACCGTGGCATGGGATATGGAAACGGCGCACGGCTTTGTTCCGTTCACAGATACCGGCCCTCAGTTGTATGAGTTCAAGTATAGTGCCATCGGAGACGGCAGCGACCATATATCAAAGGTGGGTATGCTGGCATGTATGCTGATAATAGGAGATAAGTGCGTTGTGGAAAAAGGCACGGAAGGACAGGTGACGGACTTCGAATGGCGGAAGTACAAAACGCTGGAGGAGTGTTCCAATGAGGACGAATACTACCAGCAGTGTTTTACGATAGGTTTTGACCCGAAAATCGGTGACAAGATAGTTGGTACCAAGTTCGATTTGCAAAACAACGTGAACTATGAGCTCGGTATCGATGCGGAGGGCATAGCGATACCAATCAAAAAGGCAGATAAAGTGAGCGGTAGGGTTAAGTTTATGATCCTGGGACCAGTGAACGCATTGTGGGACGTGGTGACGAGACGGCACAAGACGTGGTTCAGACACACGAAATGGAACAGTACAACGATACCACTGCTGGCACACGTGAGCAGCATCATGGTGGAGCAGTTTGAAGTGAAGATATATAGCGACAACGGACTGGTGAACAATACTGGTGATAACGACCTCGTTTACATGAGCGACACAAAGGAGAGTTTTGTGAACGTGAAGGATGACATCGAAATGAAGATAAACTCAGCACTGACAGCTGCGGAGTGCCAGGCTTTGGACGTGACGGACAGCGTGAAGATGAGCACCCCATTGAACACGCTGACAGGAGAGGGACTGTTGGCGGTATATGACTATTCGAGGGGTATGAGCGCTAAGCCTGAGCAGTTGTATGTGGACTACTATTACAAAGAGTGGCATGCACCAAGGGTTGTTATGACGCAGAAGTTGACGGATACAGATGGTGGCATCGTGAGTTTGTTCGCTCACTATCGCCATCCCATGATGGATAAAACCTTCTTCGTGCAGGGCATCAGTCGCAACCTTGAGGAAGGATATGCAGAAATGACACTTAAGGAGATTGAGCAATGATAGACATCAAGGTAATAAAGAAACCAAAGAACGAGGGCAGTACGTCGGCACTGAGAACGAGCGGCACCGCTTACGGTGGCATGGCAGTGAAGGAGGCTGCGCATGCGGCCAAGGCAGACATCGCAGAACTGGCGAAGAATGCTACCCATGCCAAGGGCAGTGATCATGCGCTGGAAGCAGACCACTCGAAAGATGCCGACCATGCTGTGAACGCAGATGAGTCGAAACATGCTCTGGAGGCAGACCACGCCAAGGAAGCTGATAATGCAGACAAGTGGGATTACCGTGAGTTTGACGACTATCTGAATCAGCCAGTGAGAAAGACAGATGGTGTAACCTTTGACTCCGTGACCTCGGACAGCATAAGGAGCGCTGGGCAGTTTGTGGACGGACTGCTGGGCGCAGGGTTTCAACTGTGGAAAGGTGAGGATGGGCGCACCTACCTGACGGTGGATAAACTGACGGTGAGACAGACGATGGCCGTGCTGGAACTGCTCATCGAGAAGGTGAGGAGCGTTGGCGGTCAGATATGTGTGAGTGCGGCCAATGGACGTATCAAGACCGTGGAGGAATCGGGCGAGCACTATCTTATCACCTTCGAGCAGGAGAATATGTTTGTACTGCACGACCTGGTGCGCTGTCAGACATTCACGGGCAAGGACCTGCGGAGTTACTGGGTAGAAGTGGCCGATGTTACGGAGGCCGGTATCGTGGTGGCGAAGGAGGAGTTCGAGGGCGTGGAACCGAAGGAGGGTGATGAGTGTGTGCTGATGGGCAACACGGTGAACACCGATCGCCAGAACATTGTGCTCATATCGGCAACCGAGGACGGGCAGCCGAGAGTGGACGTGATGGATGGCGTGAGTGGCAAGACCATCGACAACGCTTTGCGTGCAAGGCTCGGCAACCTGGACGGCATCAAGGACGACAAGTTTCCGGCAGACCGCCAGCCACGGGGCAACGGCCTGTATGCAGACAACGCCTATATGAAGGGAACCTTCGTGCTGGAGACAGGCGAGGACGTGAAGACTCGGTTTGAGATAACGGAGGGCAAAGTGCAGAGCGCGATCGACAGCGTGAGGAACGATTTCCTAAGCGAGAAGGGCTATCTGAACAACCCGACGTTTGCATCGGGACTGGAGAAGTGGAACTCGGAGAATGAGACGGTGTTCTTCCTCGTCGGCAACAAATGGGTGTGGGCCAACGGCGCAGCACTGTCGAAGAAGGGTGACGGTGCGAGCGTGGTGACAGACATGGGACGCAAGGTGGTGCGGATACGCAACAAGTATATCCGACAGAAGCATGAGAATCTACGCTTTGTGCCGACATTTCCGACGAACGGCGACGGGAAGAAGGAAGCCTTGCCAGTGTATCTGAGCTTCTTTTATCGCTGCGCAAAGGCAGGCACGCTGAAGATTGGTTTTGAGAATGTTGACAAGACGAGCTTTGCGGACTTCAACAGTATGGAGGTAAGCGAGGAAATCGCTGCTACCGGCGGCTATGTGCAATACACCTGCAGCGGACTGTGGAACGGCACGGGCGACTTCAAACTGGCGTTTGACGGAGACATCTATCTTTATATGTTGGTGTTGAGCACGGACAAGATAGAGGCGCTGACGTACAAGTACAAAACGCTGTTCGAGCAGTCGGAGCGACTGGTGAAAATATCGGCAGCTGTGTATGACAAGGATGAGCGGGCACTGGAAGAGACGGGCTTAATCGTTACTTCCAAGGTGTCGGGGCTGTATGCAATCGATGTGGATGGCAACCTGAAATCCTTTGTCGGTGCTGGTCAGGACGGCGTTAAGATAAAGGCATCAAATATACAGCTGGAGGGACTTGTAACCGCCAATGAGAACTTTAAGATATTGGAGGACGGCAGCATTGAGGCGAAGAATGGAAAGTTTACGGGTGAAATAGAATCATATAAAGGCACCATAGGCGGCTTCACCATTGGTAATGGACGTATCGGATCTGAAGCCACGCAGAGCGGTGAAGGCGGTTCCCTTGCCATATATAGCAATTTCTTCCGTGTGGGTGGTAATGATGGCTATGTGATGTTCGGCAACGATGTAATACCGGGAACGGCAGGCGGTGCGTTCACTGCCACCGGGCGTATCGTAAATGAACACCCAAACACATATGGGAACTATGGCTTGGACCAGGCGAATTACGGTCTGTTTATCCATGTATCAGGCGGAACTAAGAACTACGGTATTTGGTCAAATGCTGCGCTGATGGCACCGTCCTTTGTGAACACCAAGGCCAAGATACTGACCTTTGACCCGAATGCAACTTCTTATTCGGTTGATTTCTCGCAGGCCAACGTGATTTTGATGTACTTCAAGAAAGATAAGTCGTCAGGCGTGGAGGTAACGCTTCCAAGCGAGTCATCAGTGGCTGAAAAATTCGGATTAACCGAACTTCCTGAGGACTTTGCCACGGTTGTGACATTCCGGGTGCGTGCTGGGTCATTACCCATAACGCTGGACGGAATCTACGACCACAATGAGAACCTCACAAACTACAAAATGGCGGAAGGTGACAGCGTGACCGTGCTCATTAGCAAGGTGGACGGCTTCCGATACCAGATACTGAATCATTCAAGTTAAAAACAGAGATACGATGAAAAGGATAGACTTCGAGCATTTCAATGTTTATACATCGGTCAGTCGCAAGGTGGCACGGCCAATGGATGTGCGCGAAACATTTGCGGACATGATTTACAACAACGTGAACGGCATCAAGGCACATGCCCTCGCCCTGAAGATATACGAGAATAAGGGTGCAGTTGAATACACCGATGAGGAGGTGCAACTGATACGCACTGTTGCCGAGCAACTGTGTGTGCCCGGCTTCATTGACGGATTGAACGAACAAATAGGCAATAACAACAAAACCGAATGACTATGGCACTGACAGAAGAAGAGAAAAAGGAACTGGTCCAGGATGTGGTGAACCAAATAAAGACTGACAGCCAGAGTGTGGACGAGCTGGAAGCTGTGAGCACGCTGGACGGTGTGGTGAGCCTCCCTGCCATGAGAGGCGAGACGGTGGTGAGCGCCCCGTTGAAACTGCTGTCGAAACCTGCGGAGGATGCGGCTGCTGTCGCCAAGGCTTCTGCTGCTGTCGCTGACGCATCGGCAAAGAAAGCAGATACGGCAGCATCAACAGCGGAGTCTGCGGCCCAAACCGCCAACGATGCGGCAAGCAATGCCACGGATGCCGCCCAGAAGACCAACACAGCTGTGGCAAAGGCAGAAAGCGTGGAGTCGAGGTACAAGGACACGGCACTGTTAGCGAGGAACGGCGCGACAGCACGGTTTGACGGGCTGGTGGAAGGCGTGGAGATACTGCATGTGTCGTATGAGAAGGTGGATGCCGTGGTGTATGACACGGTGAAGAAGGCGTTCTGTGGCGTAGTGGGTCTGAACCGGTACTGCAACAACTGGATGGGCGCTGACATGTACATGAATGATGCGCGCACGGAAGTACTGAAAGACAAAGCGTATGTATGCGGTGGCGTGGTGTATGTGTGGAGCGATGAGGAAGAGAACCTGGTGGAGATAAGCGGAAGCGGCGGTGGCAACACCTATAACGTGACGGAGCAGGTTCCGCTGGAGAGCGGATACTATACGCTTGAGACCGCCATAGCAGCCGTGGAAGGAAAGGCACGTGCGAAGGGACGCTGCATCACCTACGAGACGGCACAGGGCAAATGGGAGACCAAGCAGTTCAAGGGCACGAACATCGAGAGCTGGGAGCAGGCGGCAAGCTGGGAGGACTTTGGCGGCGACGGCACGGTGAAGAGCGTGACGCTGAACGGCAAGAAGCTGGAGCCTGGCGAGGACGGCAACGTCGCCATCACCATCAGCGAGACTGAGGTGGACGAGAGCCTGAATGTAAGTTCGACGAACCCGGTGCAGAATGCGGCGGTGACGGCGAAGCTGATGGAGATAGAGGCGAGCACCGTCTTGGGCATGAATGCCGAACTGAGTGACGACGGCAGCAGCGTGCGCCTGGCACTGACCAACAAGAGCGGTGCGGAGATAGCGTCTGCGGACATTCCGGCAGGAAGCGGCGGAGGAGGCGGTGACGCTTCGACCACGAAAATCGTGCTGGATGCAGCCGTCAGCAAGACCATCATCAAGGAAGGTGACAGCGCGATGCTGACATGGACGTATGACCACCAGTACAGCAGCGGTGACGAGAAAGGCACATCCACGGGTCAGAAGGCAACAGTCAGCATTGAGATGAAGAGGGGCGCGACCGTGATGTATGCAGACACGCAGCATGATGTGAGCAAGGGAACCTATACCCTGGATCTGACGAAATACCTGCTGCTCGGCACGACAGACATCTATGTGAGGGCTACCACAACCGACCCGACCACCGGCAAGACACAGACGAGGCAGAGCTATGTGAGCGTGAAGGCTGTGACCCTTGCGCTGAGCAGCAGCTTCAACATAGCCGAGTGTGTCGCCAAGGGCGGCTACGGCGTGAGCGAGGCGGTGAGCATCCCCTTTGCGGTGAGCGGCAGCGGCGACAAAACCGTGACGTTGTATCTGGACGGACACCAGTGGGACTCGCAGACGGTGAAAAGAAGCGGCACGACGAACGGCAGTTTCTCCTTGTCGATGTCGGGAGTGAGCATCGGGCGGCACACGGTGCAGATCGTCGCCGAGATGGAGGCGAGCGCGGAGCTGACGCTGAAGAGTGAGAGCATCTACTTTGACATTCTGAAGGCCGGACATAACGCCCCGTATATCGGCACGAAGCTGACCTTCGGTGACGGACGCATTTTTGCGGACGACCATCTGACCCCGACTATTGAAACCGGCCAGTATGAGCAGGTGAGATTTGACTTTGTGGCGTATGACCCGACAACGACCCCGGCGACGGTGGGTGTGTGGAGAGACGGCATACGGACGCAGACGGTGAGCGTTCCGAGGACTACGCAGGTATATACAAACCGTTTCCTGGAGCAGGGCGACGTGGCGATGGTGCTGAAGTGCGGCACAACGGAATACAAGCTGAACGTGAAGGTGACGGAGAGCGGCATTGACCTGAGCGAGGCGACTGCCGGACTTGTGCTGAAACTGACGGCAGCCGGCAGAAGCAATGCCGAGAGCGAGCCTGCTGAATGGCGTTATAACGACGTTCAAACGGTGTTTGAAGGTTTTGACTGGCAGAGCAACGGCTGGACGGGAGATGCCTTGAAGCTGACGAACGGCGCGAATGTTGAAATCGGGTACAAGCCTTTCGGCAACGATGCGACCACCACTGGCGCAACCTACGAGATGGAGCTGACATGCACAAACGTGACCGACCGCAGGGGTACGGTGGTGGACTGCATGACCGGCGGCGTGGGTTTCAGACTGACGACGCAGGAGGCTTTGATGCGGACGGGCGCAGGTTCGGAAGTAGGCACTAAGTTTGCAAGCGGTCTGACGCTGAAGATAGCCTTCGTGGTGCAGGAGAAGAAGGGCAACCGACTGATGATGCTGTATGTGAACGGCATCCTATGCGGCGCGAAGCAGTATGCCTCGACGGACTCGCTGCTCCAGGAAGAACCCACGAACATCAGGATCACGAGCGAGAGTGCGGATGTGGAGGTGCGGAACCTGCGCGTGTATAACCGTGCCTTGGGCGATGATGAGGAACTGGCGAACTATATGGTGGACCGCCCGACGAGCGACGAGATGGTGGTGCTGTTCGAGAAGAACCAGGTGATGGACGACGAGGGCACTGATGTCGATATAGACAAACTGCGTGCGATGGGCAAGAGCGTGATGAGGATCGTGGGCGATGTGAACCTGGTGAACCAGACGAACAACAAGAAGTTTGAGGTTCCGGTGGACATCTACTTCTACTCTGCCTACGGCAAGGAGTATGACTTCATCATCTACCAGTGCGGACTGAGAATACAAGGCACCTCATCGACGACCTACCCGAGAAAGAACTACCGCATCTACTTCAGCCGCTCGACGAAGTACGGCACTAAGCTGTATGTGAACGGTGTGGAGGTAGCGGACTTCAAATATTCGTTCAAACCAGGTGCAAGACCGATAGACATATTCTGTCTTAAGGCGGACTTTTCGGACTCTTCATCTACGCATAATACGGGTGCGGTGAGAGTGGTGAACGACATCTGGAAGAGATGCGGCTGGCTGACTCCGCCACAAATGGCCTACAAGGGCAACTATGATGTGAGAATCGGCGTGGACGGTTTCCCGATAGATTTGTTCTACGACAACAACGGCACGGGTGAGAACGTGTATCTTGGCAAGTACAACTTCAACAACGAGAAGAGCGGCAGCGGCATCATCTACGGCTTTGAGGGTATCGAGGGCTTCAATGACGAGGCTGCACTGAAGGGCGGACGCAACAAGTGTATCTGCCTGGAGTTCCTGAACAACTCGGAGGCATTATGTCTGTTTGGTACGAGCAACATGGACACGTTTGACGACGCTCTGGAGTTCCGCTTCAAGGCCGACGACACATGGGCGACGGCGCATGAGGACGACAAGGCGGCAGTGAAGCGCCTTTGGGAGTGGATATACTCGTGCAAGGGCAACCCGACGAAATTCCTGAACGAATATGCGGAATACTTCGGCAACGACTCGCCATTTGCATGGTATCTGATAACGGACTACTTCATGGCTGTGGACAACCGCGCGAAGAACATGATGCTCGTGACGTGGGACGGCAAGATATGGTATTTCATCCCATACGACATGGACACGGTGTTCGGTGAGCGCAACGACTCGGTTCTGAAATACGACTACACGATCACGTGGGAGACGATGGACGAGAGCATCGGCTCGTATGCGTTTGCAGGACACGACTCCGTGCTGTGGAAACTTGTGAGAGGCTGCCCGGACAAACTGAGGGAGGTAGCTGACAAGCTGCGAAGCACGATGTCGCTGGAGTATGTGCTGAAGGTGTTCAATGAGGAGATGATGGGCAACTGGTGTGAGCGCATCTACAACAAGGACGGCATCTACAAGTACATCAAGCCACTGACGGAGGGTGTGACGACGGCAGACGGCACTACGAGTTACTATGACTACCTCTATGCACTCCAGGGCAGCCGATACGCGCACCGCACCTATACCATCCAGAACCGCTTTGCATTGCTGGACAGCCAGTATGTGTGCGGTACATACAGAAAGGACAGCTTTGCGGTCTACTTCGGCTATAAGTTCGGAAGTGACAACCGGAAGATAAGGATCACGGCGAGCGAGCGCTACTTCTTCGGGTACGGCTACACGAGCGGTACTCCGCACGAAAGCGCAGTGCTGGCGGAGGACACGGGAAGCCAGGTGGAACTGACGCTTGACACGGACCTCATCGTGAATGACCCGCAATACATCTACGGTGCGAGCCGCATCATGGGGCTTGACTTGACGGACGTTAGCCATGCCATACTCCAGACTCTGAACTTGAACAACTGTTCAGCCCTGAGGACGCTTGACGTGAGCTGCGGCCAGACACAGACAACGCTGAACGCCTTGCTGGTGAACGGCTGCCGAAACTTGCGTACTCTGAATATGACCGGCTTGAAGTCAGGCAGCTTCACCGGCATAGACTTGAGCAACAACACTAAGCTGGAGACACTGAAGGCAGGCAAGACGGCCCTGACCGGCGTGAACTTCGCACAGGGTGCTCCGCTGACGAGCGTAACGCTCCCGGCAACGTTGCAGACACTGGAACTGCGCTATCTGGGCAAACTGACGACCGGCGGTCTGACGCTGGAGGGCACAAGCAACATCAACAGGCTTGTGGTTGACAATTGTCCAGGTGTGGACTGGCAGACGCTGCACGCAAGGTGCGGAAACGTGAAGTACCTGCGTGTGACCGGCATCGACATGGAAGGCGACGGCAGCTTGCTGGCCTCGCTGATGCAGACGGGCGGTGTGGACGAGGAAGGCGGTAACGTGGATTCCTGCCGACTGGTGGGCACATACCGACTGACCCGTTACGTTGATGATGAGACCTATGCCGCATACATCGATCACTACCCGGAGTTGAACATCGAGCAGCCTGAATATACAATGCTGGAGAGCGACGAGAGCGTGGCAGACGATGCAAATCTCTCGAACTTGGATAACGGCACGGGCTATAAGTACGGCAACGACTACAAGCCAAGCGGCCATGTGGCTGCTATACTGAAGAACCGCCACAGAGTGCTGGCGAAGGTGACAAAGAAGGCGACCACGAGGAACGTGAACATAGCGAATGTCGATACCGTGGTGAACAATCTTGACGGCGAGATGACTTACTTGGAACTTGACGATAAGGACAGCACCAAGTATGCCGACGGAACCCCTGCCAAACTTGACGGCAGCGAGGGCGACCTGATGATGCACGAGCCTTTCTTCTGGAGCAAGGGTGTGAATGACTTCTTGAACAGCAAGAACTACAGCTGCTACAGCTCGAAGGACAAGGATCACATGCCGGCTGTGCCGAATGTGGACGTATTGACGCTTGATGACATCAAGGCGGTGCAGGGCGGTTACACTAAAGGCAGGAAAGTGATGAGTGGCAGGGACACCATAACAAATGCCATGAGTACGGACAGCTCTTATTCGGTGTGCGTGGTGGATGTGTCGAAGCACAAGCGTGTCCGTTGGCCGAGTGTGCCAGGCACGAACCTTGTGGGCAGCGCATTTGCCGACGTGAACGGCAATGTGGTAAAGAGCGTCGTGGTGCCAACGCTGGGAAACAGATTTGAGGCTGGTATGTATCTTATCAGCGATGTGCCTGAGGGAGCCAAGACTTTGTACTTCTCTATATTGAACACAGCCGAGTTTGACAAGGTTGTACTATCCAACAGCAGCAAGATAGAGGATATGGAGCCTGAATGGTTTGCCAACGAGGAGCATCTGTGTGCTGTTGTGGGCAGTTCTGTTGTTGGCAGCAAACTGCGTGCCTGCATAACCGGCGGCAGTACCACTGCAAGTATGACATGGACGGACTTCCATTATTACAGCGTGCAACGAGGTATGCAGCAGATTGACGCTCTGATGCACTTCCGCATAGCGAACCTTGCATACGCGAAGTATGGCAGGAGGAACATGCAGGAGCAGTGTGGCGCTGGCTCGCATACGAATATGCGCACGACTGGCGGCACGATGTCAAGAGGCATGCAGGACACTATCGGCTATGAGGGCGCAAAGGCAATCAACCCGAATGTTACAAACAGTCTGGTGGACGAGAACAGAGTGCACCAATATGCCTGGTATATAGACAAGGACGAGTATGGTGCTGCAAAGGTGACGCAGGTGAACAATATCTGCTGCCTGGGCTATGAGGACATCTACGGAAACAAGTATGACATGATGGACGGTGTGGACTTGCCGAACACGAGCGGCAATGAGGGCAAGTGGCGCATTTGGATGCCTGACGGCAGCACGATCATGATAAAGGGCACGACGAATAGCGGTAACTGGATAACGGCGGTGGCTCATGGTAAGCTGATGGCGGTAGTACCAGTAGGCTCAATGAATGGATCATCAAGCACATACTATTCAGATTTTTATTGGATAAGCACAGCCACGGGCCGTGTGGTCTATCGCGGGTGCAACAATGCGTACGCGGGTGGCGGTGGCTCGAATGCGAATGCGAATTACGGTGCCTCGAATGCGAGTGCGGCTGTCGGCTCGCGCCTGGCCTTCCGCGGCAAACTCGTGAGGGCGCAAAGCGTGGCTGCGTATAAGGCGTTGAGCGAGGCTGCGTAAAGCGAAGCGCGAAAAGCGGGAGCGAAGCGACAAAACGAAAAGAACGGGGTTCGGATGGTGTCCGGACTCCGTTCTTGCATTATGTGAATACCGGCGTAAGCCGGTCGAAAATATTTTGTGGTGGGGGAGTACCCCAGCGGTACGCTTCGTTTTAAGAAAATAGACGGCTCGTTCTGGAATGGCGAAACGTTTCGTTTTGCGGATTATAAAAAGTGCCAGTTGCGAGTGCAAAGTAAAGAGTAAAATCCGACATAAAAGAATTTTGTAAAGTATGGCCATCAAAGTTTAAGATATATTCAAATTATAATTATATATCATACTCTCAATCATACTTTAATCAGCTTCTTCCGTTAGTTTTCGCATGTTGAGGGGAGAGGGCATAAAAAAAGCCCTCCGAATGGGAGAGCTTATAAAGAGTAAACATATAGGTAGCCACAGCTACCACAATTATTACTTGTTCCAATATTTTTCAGACATAGGCTTTAGCCTGTCTGTGATAACTTGCATTACCACATTAAAGCTGAGTTCTTCTTTCCATTGAATCTTCCGAAGAAACAGTTTCCATTGCATCTGCCGATTGGCATCATTGACAAACTCGGCTGTGAAAAGTTTCAGCTTAGGATTGTATTCAAGTTCACGATTATCAAATGTTGCCTTGATTGCGTCATATAGTGTTTCATCGTCCAATTCTCGTTTTGTCAACAACTGGTAGCAGTCGAAGAAATCTTTCATTCGACTGTTGTACTCGTCACGGTCCAACATAGTGTGGAACTTCTCGGCAATAACAGTCTCCAACGAATAGGCTTGGAGATTGACTGACGGAATGTTCGGCAACAACAAAGGAAAATCAATGGATGCAGGGTAAGGTGTCACGACATCTCCAAAGCCTATGTCCACTGACATTTTATGGATAATGCTGTCCATGTGTGCCGTGAAGAAGAACCTTGTACCAGGATATTTCTTTTCCACAGTGATAGGTTCCATCGTTATGTTTTCCGTATCAAACGTAACGCCATCCTCATCACAGACTATGCCCAAAATTTCCTGGAACACCTTTGTTAAGAACTCTCTGTCACGGCTTATTTTTTCTGCCATGAAGTCCACATCTATGGTTGGACGAGCGTTAAGGCCATCCATCGCATAGAGCAAAGAACCGCCTTTAAGCAGAAAGTTGTCCTTGTACTGACTTACTGATACCCTGTACAGCAGTCGCTCGTTGAAGTATCTTGCAAGAAGATACATATATTTATAGCCTGTCTCGTTCATCAGATTGAGCAGACGAGTCTTGACAGACTTGCCATAGTTTTTCTTTCCCATTTTATTCTATTGCTATTTCAAGATAATTTTTCAAAATATTGGCAACCCTCAGCCGTTTTGCATATTCTGCCAATTGGCTTAGGTTGCGGTTCTGTTTCTTCAGATAATTTCGTATCACCTCGGAGCATACTTCCAATCCGATTTTGTTACGATACTTGACGGCATCACATACGCTACGTTCCATATCCGTCATACGAATGTTGTAGCCCGACATTTCCACATCCATAACACCAAACTCCAAATTCTCCTTTTTCCAATAATAAAGTTCTATTGGTAGGGTTGGCGGCATTGCCATCTTTCGCTTGGCTTCTATGGCAACACAAAAGGAAGGTGGAACAACAGTGGAGAGCTGATGATATGCCCAAGCGTTGTACAGGCATACAATTCCATTGGGAACGATCCGTTCAATATCTATCATCGTATTGAAAAGAGCGTCAGGAACAGCATAGACCCCATGGCGAACCCGAATAAGTTCTCCACGTTCCTTAGCCCTCACAATTTTTTGATAATCTGATTGGTTTGGGAACTCTGCGGTGGTTATGATTCCACCTTGCGAGGTTGCCTTATACATAATCTCATTCATACCTTTACCTTATTATGGTTATTTATCGGTGCAAAGATACAACTTTATCTTCAAAAACAATAGTTTTCTACGGAGAATATTTATTTTATCCGTTCAAAACTATCATATTTTACTATTCTACAGCTATATTTATGGATTTTCTGCCGATAAGATAATCATTGACATCCTTGTATTCTGCATATTTCATGGATTCGTTGATTGCCTTGTTTTGATAACGCTCCATGATTGTATGGGCAGCCATCGTTCCTGCTTGGTCATTATCAAGATAACAATGGATAGCAGTGTAACACGCCAATCGTTCCATGCATTTCCCAAGGCTACTGATGGAGTTCAGTACAATATAATCACATGGCTCTTGTATGCAAATCACATTGTCGCCTCGCTTTTCCAAAGTCTTGTACGAAAGAAAGTCCATAAACCCCTCGAAGATGCAGCATCTGTCCTGCACTCCAACTTGCTGTGAATGTATCAAGGATATGTCTTTCTCGCCCAAACAACCTTTATAATATGGGTTACGCAGCTCATAACCATCCCTGTTATTTGGAAAGGCTATACCAAAATACCGCTTGCCCTTAAACGTGTACCAGATCTCCTTGCAATAGCGTTTACCTATGTCCGCATCCACATGGCGTGAACGCAGATACGACATAAGCACAGGGTAGGACAATTCTTGGATATGTACCTTGTCCATCTTGTCTGTCTCTACTTGTGTCGGTATGGGAGGTTTTGCCTTTGTGGACTTTGGGTTGTTCATGTCCGCTGCTATATGCTGCAATGCAGCACCCACATCATCCGTATTGTAGAGAAGTTGGGCAAGAGCAATGATGTTGCCACCCTTGCCAAGAGCAAAGTCATACCATTGGTTTCGGCTGAAGTTCACCTTGAACGATGGCTTTGTCTCCGCATGCAATGGCGACAGATAATAAGATGTGGACTTGCTGCATCGTTTGGGCTGATGTCCCAATGCGCTCAGATAGTCCGTGAGTTTGATTTCCTTTGCTTGTTGTATGTTCATCTTTCATTCATTTTTTGTTCATTCGTGCGCTTATTATATATACACCAGAGTGAATGAACGGTTTTGTGAAGTCATTTTGTCGTATGTCCATGTAGTTAAATATGATGCCACTTCACAAAATCCGTCCGTTCTACTATTATATATACACCGAGGTGAATGAAGTGGTTTTTGAAGTGATTTTCGCTTCATCCTCACTTCTTCACCTCCTGCTCTTCAAGCAGCGGAAACGAAGGATAATCCTTCATTCTGCAATACTCGTTGTTGCCACACTTCACCACCAGTTTGCTCTTCAATAGGAAGGTCAGCAACTTTGACATCACTGTTCTACCTCTGGCAAAACCAATAGTTGTATATCCTTTCGTCAATGCGTTTATCACATTCTCATAACCTGACACCACTTTCTTGCCAAAAGCCATTCCAAGTGCCTTGTCATGCTGCTCATCGGTAATGTCGGCTATTGTCATCTTCGGCTGTTTGGCTGTGGTAGAATCAACCACATAATCCTTGGCAATCTCTGGAAGTCCCTCCTTGTTTATTTGGAACGCAAAGGGCGCAAAGTCCTTGTCTCGGATGTTGAGCGGTTTCACTTCACTCACATTCGCCATCGAATTGCTCTTGCTAATCACCAGTACCGTCTCTGCCTTGTTGCTGAGTTCCGTTCCTATGTGACCTCTTACATTGTCATCACCCTTGTTCAAGTG